AATAAATGTTTGTGAAATATCATGATATCCCTTCGTATGCTTGATTTAAAAACTTATCAGACCAAAACTCTGATAAAGATTCAGTGCCATAATCGTCAAAATAATAACGATTCTTTGCAAGACTATAGGTCCAACCTTTCCATCGGTTTGTTTCCTCTTCAGCCCAAGTAAGGTTGTTGTCAAGAATCATCTATCTAGTATACAACATAGGTGTATAATTTGTCTATGTCTTTTTTAGAAAATCTCGAAAACTCTATCTTTGAGGATGAGGCAGCGAATGGATATTTGATCCAAGGCGAACTGCCATTCGAGGCGGGGGAAAGATTGACTCCAGAAAAACTAGACAAATACAACGAAAGACTAAAATACATGGAGGAATACGGAATATGACATATCCTGAATCTTGGCACAGACAAACCCCTAAAGGCTATCAACCTGATATTGCCTTATTGCAAGATGGCGAATCTATTATTGTAAATGATGGTTTGGCATTAAAAATATTTCAAGAATTTTGTTGCGAAAGTTGTGTATGTCAAACCGAGTCTGACCACAAAAAAGAAACTACCACTTCCCCAACGGACAATTAGCATTTACTAGGCGAGTCTTTAGTTTCATAAAACATCCACATTTTTTACATTGTTGTGTGCTATGTCTAAACCAATTACATGATTTGCAAATTTCGAGGCGGGTATCAATAAGTTCATCCGAACTTTTCGGCTGATTAGGATTTACCAAATCCCAAGGACCTACCTCCACTCTATCTCTCCTTCATAAGTAACACTATACTCACCTGAATATATCTCGGCATAAGATATTATATCGTCCATATACCTTATAAGGGTGTTTAAGCCTACTTTGTCAGCCATGTATCTAATACCATGGGTTAGTGGTTTAAAATTGGCTCCCTCGCCTTCTAGGGCCTTATTTAGGGTATCTAGGTATCTTTCCTTGCCAAACCTTTTAGATACAAATGATTGGTTTGGATACTTTGCCCTTATATCCGAGATATCTAAGGTTTGTTCAATAATTGGTTTGACATCTGATTGCCTGAGCCTACTTGACCAGTTACGCATGTTAATGCTGTAATTATCCATATTGGTTAGGGTTGAGTCAGCATGAGCCATGCGTTTGAGGTCATATAGATCAAGATCGATCTCTATCGCCGACGAAATTAAAAAACACGTTGCGAATGGAAACTTAGAGGTATATGTTTTTGTTTGCCAATGTATATTTGGATTGAACGACGAATCAGCCATATTGTCATTTTGAATTCTCATATGATTACCGACCGAAACGAACTCTTTTGTATTCATGTCACAATCGACGAAAAGACATTCTTCAGGCTTAATATCGTCTGCTAAACATAATATGTTCTTATCATATGTACCAACAATTTGCGAACCGAATTTGCGATTCAATAACTCCGCCGACATAAAACCATCAATATCTGGCGAGATAATAATTTTTTGAGACTTTTGCAGTGTTTGCAATATAGCGTTTTGCATTTTAATTATCTTTCAAAAATAATGTTATAATTTGCTTACTATGTTTTTTGATTCTAACACCGCCCTTATCATAGAAATTCTTATAGGTATAGCAACAATTGTATCATTTGCTGTGTTAAGTATCAAGTGGTTAACAAAACATTATTTTGCTGAAATAAAAGCAGAATTTAAACCGAATGGAGGGTCAAGCCTCCGTGATCAGGTCGACCGATTAGAGGCAAACCATTCAAGACTAGAAACTAAAATAGACAGAGTAACAGATATATTGATCTCACATATTGAGAAGACATCTAATAAATAATATTTTCGCTCTATATATAATATACTAATATATAAAAGATATATATTATATTCTTTATATTATATATACTTATATATAAATTGTACCATTAAGAGTTTTATTCTTCGGCCTATATCTTACATACTGAGACAACATATTTTTCTTAATACAATTGTTACAAACCATCGTACCTAAATATACCTTTTGTACTATTTGATATACTTTATATAAGATACCCAGGTTATGCTTCTACCCGATCCACTACCTGGGTATTTTTCTTTTATTATGATATAATTCCAATATGGCCAGTTGTGAACCTGAAATTTTTGGTGCCGACCCCGCTTCTATTCGTTGGCAAATTGTACGTGGAGACACCTCTACGATTAAGGTTGAATTTTTAGAAAATGACGAATCTACATATTATGATATTGATGATTGGGAGTTTCGTGCTAGCGCATATGATCGTAAAACAGACATTGTTGATGAACTAGAAGTAGAGGCTTTTGATGGATATGTAGTTGTTACAGCCCCCGCTGAAATTACTGAACTATGGGGAACGACTTATGGTGGAACAGTTGCAGAATTACAGTTTGATTTAGAAATAGTTATAGATGATGAAGTATGGACACCAGTAATTGGAACAATATCTGTAATTGGTGATGTAACTGGTGGATTATAATGGCAATTATTAGAGTGTCAACCTTAAGAGAAAATTTGCCTAACGTTATAAGAATTACAGCATCTGGAAAAGTTAAAACTGTAAAAATTAAAAAATAGGAGGTTGCTGTGGCGGTAAGTAAAAACATCAATCTACCAAACAAGGCTAGAGATAAATATATAGAGCAAGTTTTACAACAACAAGAACAACAAAAACAATTAGAAACAACTGTTATTCATCAAATTCAACAAGGTCCTCCAGGACCACCAGGACCTAGGGGAGAAAAAGGCGACAAGGGTGATATGGGGCCACAAGGTCCTAAAGGTGATAGCGGAAATAGGGGAGAGCCAGGAAAAGACGGTAAAAATGGAATAGACGGCATCTCACTATCTGGACAAATGCCAGGATGGGCAATGTATAAAAATAGCAGATCTGATTTGACCTCTTTAGGAATTACAGAAGGAGACAATGGCTGGGTAAATTTATTTTTATTGTCAGACAAAACAAATAGTGTTAATCAATTTTTACCCAAAGGAGATAAAACAGATTTTTGGTCTGACTCTTCTAGAAGTTTAAACTTTATACCAATAAAACCTGGGGCCAAAGTAGAGATTTTATATGAGGTAGAGTTGACAACTTACTCAAGCAATACAGATGTTTGGATTAGAACATATTTTCCAAATACTGATGACTCTCATCAGATTTTTGTGGGCTGTTTTAAATATCAAGGAACATATAACATATCAATTCCCCAAACCATATATATGTCAAATGCAAAATATAAGGTTATGGCAAAACCTCAAATGAGGACAGATATGAACGCAGAGGTCATTTTAAAATCTATCACAATTGCAGTTTCTTAATGGTATAATAATTTAGGAGGATTTATATGGCATTTCCAGGAACATACAATTTTAACTATTATCGTGGTGACACTAATGAATTTGTTCTTCGTCCCAAAAATTCTGATGGATCTGCTTTTAGTTTAGAAGATTTTGGTTTAACTGGATCATATACAATCGCAGATAAAAGAGGTCCACTAAGGACTATTGTTAAAAATGCTGCAGCAGTAATCAATAATATAGACAATACAATAACTTGTACAATTATTCCTGATTTAGGAAGAGATTTATCTGCAGGAAGTTATGTTTACGATATTGAAATTTCAAATCCAGATGATTCAGATGTAAAGTTTACATTAATTACAGGAACTATTACTGTTACAGATGATATTACTGGAGCAGCATAATGCCAGAAGTTCTTTTTAGTAATGACGATATTACTGTTTTAGGTCCACCAAGTAGTATAGATGTTCAATTAGATGTAGGTCCAACTGGACAAAGAGGAAGTAAGATTTTTATCGGTGCAGGTGATCCAAATACTTTAACAGATTTTAATAATGATGTTATTTTTGAACAAAAAATTTATTTAAATGATTTATATATTAATAATGCAACTAATAGTGAGTATTCTTATATGTATCAATATCTTAAAAAATTGGGTGCAAATACATGGGTTGAAGTTTTAAAAGTAAATCCAGCAATATACTCTTTAACAGAAACAGTTAATTTTTCTGCAGGAGTTGGAAGCCTATCGATAGAAATTGCAGATATTGTTCAAAATACTGGATCTCCGCTAACAGCAAATAATTTTTCTATTCAATTTTCTTTTGGAAATGATAAAGTTGTAACTGGATCTATAACACAGGTAGCAGTAACTGGGGCAACTAATGAAAATTTAAGCATTACTTTTAAAGCAATAGAGTATGATAGTGGAAATTGGATAGATCTAGTTGGTGAGGTAACAACTCATCTATTTATAACCATTGTGATATAATGACAGGGGTGATTTAAATGGCTTCAGAACAAATTGGTAATCTATATCCAACACAGATACCTGGTTATGACGATGCTGCAGATATTCAGGCAGCATTAAGAATGTATCATTATGGCTCTGATTCATATGACATAAATAATACATCTTCTGATCCCGCTGATCTTCCAGCGTTATCTGTAGCAGGAAATTTTGCTGCATTTGAAGAAAGAATTTCTACATTAGAAGATACATCAAACTCTGGAATTGTTTCAAATACTGAGCCAACAGTCAATCTTAAAGATGGTTTTATTTGGTTAGATGCTGATGCTGCTAATGCTGGAGCAGGTCCATATTCTGCTACCTCTATTTATCAAGAAGTTGCACCAACTTCAAGTTTAGTAAATGGTTTGATATGGATTAAAAAGGGTGCAACACCAATTGAAATGTATGTATATAATGAAGATATATCAGATTGGGATCAGGTGATCTAATGTCAACAATTAACTCAACTGGAAGACCAGCATTTTTATATGATCAAGCAAGTGATACATGGTATCAAATTTCTGGAAAAGCAGATACAACATCTTCTTATATTTGGAATAATACTCATACCTTTACTGCTAGTGCAACATTTAATCAAGCATTAACAGCAAAAGGTGGAATAAATAATTTTGAAAATCCAGTAGCGAGATCTGCAGCCATATCCTCCCCATCAATTGGATTAATTTCTTTTATAAGATATGACTCTACTGGTAATGAGGTTAAAGATTTACAATATTATACAGGAAGCAAATGGACATCTGTCGTAGATCCAGTTTATGAATTTAATCAACAATCTTCATCTTATACATTATCATTAACAGATTCTTTTAAAATGATAGAAATGTCAAATGGTGGCAATTTAACAGTACCTGCAAATTCATCTGTTGCCTTTGAAATTGGAACAGCAATAGATGTTTTACAAACTGGTGCTTCACAAGTAACAATTGTTGCAGATACGGGAGTTACAGTTAATTCAACGCCTGGGTTAAAACTACGAACCCAGTGGTCTAGCGCTACGCTAGTAAAGCGTAATACAGATACATGGGTAGTGCTTGGAGATCTTAGTGCATAATGGCAAAAAATCCTGCTCGTGGTCACAACATAATTGCAAAAAATGTTATACCAAATTTAGTAGGTATGACAAGAACAACAGCCCAGTCACTTTTATCTAGTTTAGGCTTTACATATACAGAAACATCTGAAAATACAGAAAATGAGGCAGAAAATAATACTATAACTGCTCAAGGGGTAAGTTCAGGAAACACAGAACTATTAGGAACTAATGTTCCATATACATATAAAACTTTTAATTTTACACCATTTGGCTTTACTCCTTTTGGTGCTTTTAGTTTTACCCCATTTAGCGCATTTAGTTTTACTCCAGTAGCATTTAGTTTTGTAACTTTTAGTTTCACACCATTTGGTGCATTTGGATTCTTAAACTTTGGTTTCAGCCCATCTCAATGTGTTCACGAAGATACATTAATTAAAACTCCTAATGGCTTAATAGCAGCAAAAGATATTAAGGTTGGAGATTTAATTTATACAGTTGATATTAATGAAATAGATTTAGAAAACTCTTTATCCCTAAACTCTATTTCTTTAACATCTAGTGGTTTAATAGAATCAGAAGTTCAAAATATAGAGGCATCTCAAAAAGATACAGTTGTATGGTTTAATAATGACGATACTACTAAATTTTCTCAAGAGCAACCAATTTTTATAAAAAGAGATAATCAATATGGAATTATTTCTTCTGGGTTAATTGATATTAATGATACTTTAATAAAAATTTCTGATTCAGGGGAAATAGTTGAAACTTTAATTACTGATATTAAAACACAACAAGGCAACTATAACGTATATTCATTTTCTACTGGTTTAAAACCTTGGTATATTGCAGGAGGAGTCTTGGTTCATACCAAGTAAAAATCAATGAATACAATAGAATCTGATGGATTTTTAAAATCTAAACTTGGTTGTGTTTATGAAAAATCTTTTATATTTATTAAAAATAATAAAAGTTTATCAAAAAAAATATCTGCAAATATATTTATAGATGATATTATTTACTCTCCATCTTTTTCAGAATTATCAATAAATGATAATTTATATAACTGGTCTTCTAAAACAATGTCTAATATTTCTTTAACTGAATCAAAAGTAACATCAGTTTTTGAATATTTGCACCACAAACTTGTTTATTTTAATAATGATGAAAATGCTAAATTTTCTATGCAACAACCAATACTTGTAAAAAGATATAATAAATTTTATTTTTTAACTACCGCAATGGTTGAGGTAGGGGATATTTTATTAAAATACGATGAGCATAGTTTAAAATATGACTTTATAAAAGTAGAATCAATTAACATAGAAGAAGGAGATTTTACTACTTATAATTTTTACTTATCTCCTGGACAATCTTTTTTAGTTAATGGATGGGTCGTAGGATCTAAATAATTAAAATTTATTTTCATACTCATCTAAAAAGTTTATAGTTCTAGAACTATTTATTTTCCAAGCAGACCAATCTTTTCCTTCTTTTGTCATATAAAATACTATTTCAGCATTTAAAACAGGATTAAAAAGTTCTGCGTTTGACTCTAGGTCAAACCTATCTCTTCTGTCATTTCCAAGTTCATCAATCATATTAATTTGAAATATTCCATAAGAAGAGTCTCCAGTTTTACGATTTCCATTAAAGGCATGTGGCCTGCCATTAGATTCTGCTTTTGCCGTTGCCCAAGCCAATTTTAATGCTTTGCCTTCAAATCCAATAGCCTTTAGCAATTCTTTTAATTCTTTATCATTTAGGCTATGAGCATTGATATATTTCTGTAGAACTTCTTTATTTGACAAAGGCTTATATTCTTCTTCTATAGCCTTTTCTGGCTTAATATTAAAGTCATCTGCATTAGCCTTATTAGCAATAATTGCTGATAAAAGCAATACAAACGAACAAATCCCCGCTATTATTTTTTGCTGATCCATAAGTTTCCTCCTAGTAAGCAAAAAACACCTTTTGGGTGTCTAGGATTAATTATACCCAATTTGAGGTACGTAAGTCAAGTTGTTATATTTTTAATGGTATAATGTAAAACATGCCAGGTTCAACAACAAATCAAAATATTCCATATCCACTAGCAAATGATCCAGTTAATGTTCATGAAGATATTCAAAATATAGCAGAAAGCGTTGATTTGCTATTAACTGAATTACAGGTTCCTAATTTACCATTAAATGTTAAAAATAATAATGCTTTTACCTTAACAAAAGGAACCCCTGTATATATAAATGGCTATGATGTATTCCCAACGGTAGCAAAAAGCATGTCTAATAATATTGATACATTTCCAGTTATAGGATTAGTTAAAAATAATATTACTAGTGGGTCATCAGGAGAGGTTGTTGTTGTAGGATTATTAGAAAATGTAGACACATCATTATTTTCTAGCGGAGACTATTTATATGTTGGAGAAAGCGGAGGTCTTGTAAATGTAAGACCTTCAAGTGGATCTGGTATAGTCGCAGTTGTAGGAAGATCTAATGCAATAGAGGGAACCATTATAGTTGGTCCAATTAAAGGAGGAAATGCCACTTGGGGTGCTATTAAAAACGGCATTTAAGTGTTATAATTAAACTATGGCAGTAACAAGAAGTTCATCAAAACAGTATAACGTTGGAGAAAAACCACCAACTGTTTTATGGACATTTGTAAAAGGTGATACCTCAGCATTTAGAGTTTATGTTACAGATGATGCAAAGCAACCATTAAATATTCCAGACTGGAGTATATTAATGAAAATTAAAAGACCAAATGATCCAGACGATGCTGGAGTAATTACAGATAATGCTACAACAATTATGCTTTTAACACCAGAAGCAGATGCAGATGATGCAGATGGAGAGTTTACAGTTTCTTTAACAGCAGAAGAGTCAGTATCTTTACAAACTGGAGATATTTTTGACATACAACTTTCTTCCGCAGGAAATACACAGGTTTGGACAGTTGCTCAGGGCAGTATTGTTGTTCTTGAGGATGTTACAGACTAATGGCTAAAGCAGTAGTACTAGATAAACCTATTGCCATTACAAAAAAAATACAACAAGAAGATTATGCTAGGATAGTTAGAATAAATGAAATATTACCATTTAGAGTTCGTTTTACAAGTATTGGAGTAGAAGGATATAGCCCAAGTAACGTTCCTCCAATTCCATTACAAGTAATTGGTTTTAGTAATTATATTTTATAGAAAGGTATAGCATGGCAAAAGTATTTATAGCAACACCAATGTACGGTGGCGTATGCCATGGAGTATTTATGAAAGGTATGATTGATCTAACAAGAAGATTACAAGAAAAAAAACATGTTGTATTTTTTTCAGATTTATATAATGAATCATTAATTACTAGAGCAAGAAATACTTTAACAGAAATGTTTTTAAGAACAGATTTTGATTATTTATTATTTATTGATGCTGATCAAGGATTTGATGCAAATGCTGTTGTCAAAATGATAGAAGAAGGCGTAGATTTAGTTGGAGCAGCAGTTCCAATGAAAGGAATAAACTGGGATAGAGTTAGAAAGGCAGCAAAAGAAGATCGGGAAAAATTAGAAAACTTTACTGCAATTTATAATGTTAATATGAATCAAAAACAAAAAGATAAACTTAGAGAAAATCCAAATGTGCTTACAGAAGTAGACTATATGGGTACTGGTTTGATGTTGGCAAGTAGAAAAGTTTTTGAAACAATTAAAAAAGATGTTAGACAATATAGATCTGATCAGCCATTTATTGGCGGTATTTATGCTGGAGAACCAATATATGATTTTTGGCAAACAGTTGTCAATCCAGAAAGTGATAGATTATTATCAGAAGATTATCAATTTTGTCAATTATGGAAAAATGCAGGAGGCAAGATTTATCTTGCTCCTTATGTAAAGGTGGTGCATGTTGGAACATACTGGTTTAAATAAATTAAAAGGTTTTGCACCTGTTTATGTAATTAATTTAGAATCTAGAACTGATAGGCTTGATTATATTAAAAATGAATTAGGAAAAAACAATATAACAGATTATGAAATTATAAAAGCAGTAGACGGATCAAGTTTTAATTTTGATGAAATTATTTTTGAAAAAGATAAACTAAAACTTTCTAATAATGAACTTGGAGCAACTCTATCTCACTTAAAGGCAATGGAACATTGGATAAATACTTCAGAGTCAGAATATGCAATTATTATAGAAGATGACTTAAGTTTTGAAACTATAACAAAGTGGAATTTTACATTTGATGAATTTTTAAAATCTATTAATAAGCCATATGATATGTTGCAACTTTGTATAATTCATAATTACACCATTAATACAAATCTACACATGAGAGAGATGAGAGATTGGTCTGCTGCCTGCTATTTAATAAAAAGAGATAGAGCAAAAGAACTTATTGAAAAACATTTTATTGATAAAAAATATGTTTTGCCACAAAATAGATCTGCCGTAGCAGACTCTTTAATCTATAGTAGATGTAAAGTTTTATCAATCCCATTGTTAACATATAATATGGATTTAGATTCATCTATTGACATAGAGGGAAATATAATTGTTAAAGATGATATTAAGCCAAGTATGCAGTCAAACTCTAAAAAGCAAACCCTAGATTACTGGAATAATAATGGCATACCCAAACTGGTTCTCTAGCAATATAAACATATTTGGAAAATATTTAAACTCTTTTGTTGGCTTGCCTAATTTAAAATTTTTACAAATTGGAGCATATACTGGAGATGCTTCAAAATGGTTGCTAGAAAATATTCTTATTGATAAAACATCTATACTAATAGACGTAGATACCTGGCAAGGATCTGAGGAGGGTATTCATAAAAAATTTAATTGGCAAGATGTTGAATTAACTTATGATAATAAAACATCTAAGTTTGAAAACATTATTAAATATAAAGGAACTAGCGATTCTTATTTATTGTCATCAAAAACCTTATTTGACTTTATCTACATAGATGGAGACCACACGGCTAAGGGTGTTTATAGTGATGCTCTTCTTTCCTTCCCGCTTTTAAAGTCTGGAGGTATTATGGCTTTTGATGATTATTTATGGAAACATGATACTAAAAACATTGAGTTAGAACCTAAAATGGGAATTGATAAGTTTTTAGAAAACCATAAAAATCAAGTAAAAGTCTTGTTTATTGGATATCAGGTTTGGATTGAAAAAGTTTAAAAAATAATGTTATAATTTAGTCATGGCAATCGTATCTATCCCTTCAGTAAAAGAACTTTTTCAAACTGGTGATCGTCCTACTCAACAGGATTATGAAAAACTTATTGATACCACAGCATCTCAAGCAACAAACTTAGGATCTGCTGGAAATAATGACAACACTATCAGCGGTATTGAAAATGTAACCGTAATCGATAGTTTCGATGCAACACAATGGAGAATGGTTCAATACCTTGTCTCTATATCTAAGACTTCTAGTGGTGATAATAAATTTTATGCCACTCAGATGACCATTCTTGTTGACGGAACAGATGTTTCTGTTAGCGAATATGGAACAATTGACAATGATGGGAATATTGGCACCATTAGCGTCTCCAGGGCTGGAAATACAGTATCCTTAACGGTTACTCCAGATCCTGCAATTAAGCCAGTCACTGTTCGTTTTGCACGAATGGGACTTAAGGCGTAAAACAAGGAGATAAAAAAATGGCAACAGTCACAAAAGACTTTAAAGTAAAGAATGGTCTGATTGTTGAAGGCACAACAGGTACCATCAACAACTATGACATTCTTACAAAGAAACAAGATGACCAAAATTATATTATTGGTCTTATTGGTGGATCAGCAACATCTAATGCTACTGCAAATGCAGTAGTTCTTCGTGATGGAAACGCAAATTTTGCTGCAAATGTAATTACAGCAGATCTTGTCGGTGATGTAACTGGTCAAGTATCAGATATTTCTAACTTTGATACAGATGATCTTACAGAAGGAAATAATTTATACTTTACAAATGCACGTGCTGAAGCAGCATTAGCAGGATTATACGATCCAGCAGGTTCTGCAGCAAATGCACAATCTGCAGCAGAAGATTATGCAGATAGTCTTGGAGTAAATTATGATGCAGCAGGTTCTGCAGCAAATGCTCTTTCAGATGCACAAGATTATACAGATACACATAGTGATGCTACAACTGGCGTTCATGGAGTAAATGGAAATGTTGTTGGAACATCTGATACACAAACACTTAGCAACAAAACAATCAGTGATGATTTAATTTTTGTTGATGGAGCAAATGGAGAAAATACAGTAGAAGCAGTTGGTAACAATTTAGTTCTTACATCAAATGATGGAGAAATTATTCTTGTTGCAGGAAGCGGAAAGCATTCTTACATTGGTTCTTCTTCAGAAGGAAATAGAATTGCAACAGCAGCAGATGTTGATGCTGCAACAGCAGGTTTATCTTGGAAAGTAGCAGTTAATCTTCTTGCAGACTCTGATGTAAACATGACTGGTTCAACAAATACTTTAGTAATTGATGGACATGCTGCATTAGATACTAATGATGTAGGATATCGCATTCTTCTTAGTAACCAAGATGTTGATTCCGAAAATGGTATTTATGAATATACAGAATCCGCTGGAACATATACACTTACTCGTACAGAAGATGCAGATGCATTTGCTGAACTAGTTGGTGCAGCAGTATTCGTAATGGAAGGAACTCAGTATGGTCAAACATCTTGGGTTCAATCTAATCACTATTTAACAGATTTTACATCTCAGGATTGGGTACAGTTCTCAGGTGCAGGATCTGTGACTGCTGGAACAGGTATCATCGTAGATGGTCTTGAAATTTCAGTAGATACAAACGTTATTGCTACTGTAAGTTATGTAGATAATCAAACTACAGATGATTTAACAGAAGGCACTACAAATCTATACTTTACAAATGCCCGTGCTGAGGCAGCAGTAGGAAATCTAGATACAGACGATCTATCAGAAGGCGTAACAAATCTATATTTCACTAATGCTAGGGCTCAAGCAGCAGTTGCAGGAGATATTACTTCAGCAATTGATGCACTTGATACAGATGATATTGAAGAGGGCGCAACCAATCTTTATCACACTGATCAACGCTCAGTTGATGCCGTAGCATCTGCTATTAGCGGTGGAACACAAACAAATATTTCTGTTTCTTACAATAACGTAAGCGGAAAATTTGATTTCGTTGCAGAAAATGGTGTTGATGATTCAACTACTGATGATCTAGACGAAGGTACAAGCAATTTATACTTTACAAATGCTCGTGCAGTTGCTGCTCTTGAAGCAGTTACTCCAGATTTCCCTGCAGTAGAGATTGCAAATGTAGCAAAGCAAGTTGCAGCAGAAGCATCTGTTCCAACTGCTAGCACAAACACAGCAGTATCTTGGGCAAAAGCAGATTATCGTTCTGCAGAGTTCTTAGTTAAGATTGCTAATGGATCTCATACAGAGGTTTCAAAGGTTATCCTAACACTTGACACATCAGACAACGTTGCAATTACAGAATATGCAATGGTTGGAACAAATGGCTCACTTGGATCTGTTTCAGCAGATGTAAGTGGTTCAGATGTTCGTGTACGTGTCACAACTGATAATAACAACTCAACAGTTGCAGTTATCGGAACACTTTTGAAGTAAAAATAAAATAAAGAGGGAGTGGTTAAATGGCAACAGTAACCAAAGATTTTAAAGTCAAGCATGGCTTGGTAGTAACCAATGGCGGTATCTTCGGAGGTGCCATTGAAATAGGCACACCAACTATCGGTACACATGCAGTTACTAAAGATTACGTAGATGCTCTAACTGGTGGAATGCCAGTTGGTAATACCGCTCCCTCTACACCTTCAAATGGACAATTATGGTTTGATACACTAACTTCAAGAGTTAACGTATACTACAACAGTACCTGGATCACAATTGCAACAATTGATGATACTCAGGTTTTACCAGATCACATTCACGATACATCAATCGATGGAAATGGTTTGATAGTAAGTCAATTTGTGTCAAGTGGATTCTATAATGCTCCACAAGGCACACCAGTAGATGGTGGACTACCAAATACTGTAAGTTTTGCAGCAATATATGATGGTGGAGTTGCAACAGATAATTTTAATTAAAACATCTGTTATAATTACACTATAAATTTATTTCTTGGAGGAAATATAAATGGCAACTAGAATGCAACAACGTAGAGGAACTGCAGCACAATGGACTGCAGCAAATCCAATCTTAGCAGCAGGAGAAATCGGTTTTGAAACTGATACTAACAAATTTAAGGTTGGTGACGGTACAAACACTTGGTCTAACCTAACATATTTCGTTGATGCATCAATAGCCTTTGACTCCGCAGAAGTAAACGCATTAGTAACAAATGCCGTAAATGCGGTAATTGATGGTGCTCCAAATGCACTCAATACACTTAATGAACTTGCAGCAGCACTAAATGATGACCCAAATCTTTATACAACTTTAACTAATTTAATTACAGAAGGTCTTGAAGATGTAGAGGCAAATGTAAACTCTCACACTGCAAGCACAACCAATGTTCATGGAATTGCTGATGTTTCAGTTCTTGTTACAGAAGCAGAGTTAGCAGATGAATTATTAGAGGCTATAACAGCCCATGCTAACGTAACTGCTAACGTACACGGTATTCCAAATACTTTGGCACTAGCAGATCAATCTTATGTAGAATCTGCTATTTCTGCTCATGCTTTGCAAACCGCAAATATTCATGGAATTACAAATACATTAGTTCTTGCAACATTATCTGATGTTTCAACTGCACAATCTAATGCAGAAACATATGCAGTAAATAATACTAGCAATGCAATTTCTACCCATAGCGGAGTAACAACTAACGTTCATGGAATTGCAAATACATTAGTTCTTGCTACACAATCAGATGTTTCAAGTGCTCAGACTAACGCACAATCATATGCAGATAGCCTAGCATCTGACTATGATGCTGCTGGATCTGCAGCCAACGCTCAAAGCGCAGCAGAATCATACGCAGACGGTGCAGTATCAACACATAATTTAGATACAACAAATGTTCACGGCATTTCTGATACAGCACAATTAGCATATCTAAATGCAAATACACAAACATTTACTGGATCAATAGAAATTGATCATAACTTAACAGTTGACGGTAACTTTATTGTTAACGGAAGCAACGTTCTTGTTTCAGCAACACAAATTCAGGTTGAAGATACACTTCTACAACTTGGACATACTAATGCTGGAAATACAACAGACTTAGGTTTAGTTACATCATACAATGATGGAACCCAAAAGCACTCTGGTCTTGTAAAAGACGTAACAGATGGAAAGTGGAAGTTGTTTGATGGTGTTACAACTGAACCAGCAACAACTGTAGACTTTACAGAAGGTTCATTAGATACACTTGCTCTTAAATTCCTTGAGGCAAATACAGTAACAGTATCTGATGGAGTAGCATTCTCAGATGGAACTCAATCAAAAGAGGGCGTACCTTCACGTACACCAATTGTTTCAAAAACAGATTCTTATACACTGTCTGCTCTTTCTGAAAGAGACTCTTTAATTGAAGTAAATAAAGCAAGCGCTGCTACAATTACAATACCTACAAATAGTGCAGTAGCCTTTCCAGTAGGAACATCAATTGATATTCTTCAAGTTGGTGCTGGACAAGTAACAATTGCTGGTGATACAGGAGTAACAGTAAATGGTACCCCTGGATTAAAACTTCGCACACAATGGTCTTCTGCAACACTATTCAAGCGTGGATCAGACTCTTGGGTAGTAATGGGCGATCTAACTGCTTAATAAAATTAAAAGGAGATGAGCAATGGCAACATCTAAAAGAAAAGGTGTAAAGTCTTCCGCACAGGATAACTTTATTGGACCAAATAATGTAACTGGAGTTACTTCTACAAATGTAGGATCTGGACGTGCATTTAATAATGGACGTATAGACGTATCCTGGACTAATCCAACTACTGGAAATACTCCTACTGGGTATAAAGTTTATGATGGATCTACATTAGTAGCAACCATTTCTCATCCAACTAATACAGCAACAATCACTGGATTATCAAGCAACACTGCTTATACATATACTGTTAAAGCATACGATTCATATGGAGAAGCATCTGGAGAAAGCGCTTCTGCTGTTACTGCTACAACAGTTCCAGAGACCCCTTCTGCCCCTACTGCAACTGCACAAGGTTCAGCAGCAACAGATGATGTTTCTTGGTCAGCCCCAGCAAGTGGTGGTTCAGCAATCACTAGTTATGATTGGGAATCAAACGACGGTAAATCTGGAAACACTGCTTCAACATCAGTATCTGTTGGACAAGAAGCAGGAACTTCTCAATCATACAGAGTTAGAGCAAAAAATGCTAATGGCGATTCAGAATGGTCTAGTTATTCTAGTCAAATTACTTCATTTTCATTTACACCGTTTGGATTTACACCATTTGGTGCTTTTAGTTTTACCCCGTTTTCAGCCTTTGGCTTTACGCCATTCGGAGCCTTTGGTTTCGTAAGTTTTGGTTTTACACCATTTGGTGCATTTGGATTCTTAAACTTTGGTTTCAGCCCATCTCAATGTGTTCACGAAGATACATTAATTAAAACTCCTAATGGCTTAATAGCAGCAAAAGACATTAAGGTTGGAGATACAGTTTATACATTAGGATTAGATGAAGTTGATTCAGAAAATCCATTTACTTTAAATTCTAGTTCATTAACTTCAACTGGAATTATAGAAGCAGAAATTCAAAATATAGAAGCATCTCAAAAAGACGTAGTTGTATGGTTTAATGGCGATGATTCCGCTAAATTCTCTCAAGAACAACCTATGTTTGTTAAGAGAGATGGACAGTATCAAATCCTAACCTCTGGCTTAGTAGACGTAAATGACTATTTAATTAAAATAGGATCAGAAGGAGAAATATTAGAAACTTTAGTTACTAGTGTTGATTCTCAAGAGGGTGAATTTAATGTTTATTCATTCGCCACTGGTCCAAAATCTTGGTATATTGCTGGAGATTATCTAGTTCATATTAAGTAATATTTTTCTCTATGGTATACTGATAGTAGAAAGGAATACCAATGGAATATATACCACCCAAAAATAGTACTAGTACGTCAAAAATAGCACATAAATTTTTTGAAAGAAATTTAAATAATAATTTAGATGATTTGGCAAATTTTTTGCATGTTCAATATAAAAGAATAGAACAAGGTGAAATATTAAAAAACGATAAAAATGAAAAATCTATTTGGGATTCATCTGGTAGTGTTACGACCTCAAAATGGAATAAATATAATGTTTTTCAATTTTATCATCCAGCAATTCACAATTTGTTTAGAGCAGTAAGATCTATGACTCTCGAGGCATGTAATCATTATAATATTGATTTTGATAAAGAACAATTTTGGGTTCAAGGTTGGTTTAATATAAATTATAATCATATTGGTAAATTAGATTGGCATGAACACGGAGGAAATGGTGCACCATGGTTTCATGGATATTATGCAGTTAAAGCAGAACCATCAATTACACACTATAAAGTTTTTGAAAATGAAATAGAAAATATTAATAAAAATAATAGAGCAATTCTTTCAGAAACTGGCCACCCACATGCAATGGGAGATTGGGACTGGGATGGACCAAGAATAACCATTGCTTACGATGTAATTCCATTTAGAGGCGTTATGCACAATTGGGAGCAACATTGGATACCTCTAGCATAAAAAAACCACATAAGTTTTTTGATAGATTTTTAAATAATGACTTAAATGATTTATACAATTATTTAACCAATATACATAAAGAGATTTTATATAAAAATATTTTTAACGTGCCAGAAAATGAACTAAAAAAATTTAACGAATTAAGTGCAGCGCCAACCAAGTTGAATCAGTATTACAATATATTTAGTTTTAATCATAATAGTATTAAAAATTTACAAAATACTTTAAAAGATATGACTATAGAAGCATGTGAATATTATGAATATAATTTTGACGAACAAGATTATGTTATTTCGGGGTGGTTTAATTTAGATTATCAAAGTCAACAAGGAGAAGTCTCTCCTATCAATAAACCAGAATTCTTTCACGATCATTCTGAAGGAAGTGGAATGCCAGTTTTACATGGATACTATTGTGTAAATGCAGAACCGTCGTCAACATTTTATAAAATTGATAAAAACGAAAAAAATATTTTTGAAAATATAAACAAAAATAATCGTGCAATCTTATCTGAAACTGGTCATCCCCATGGAAGAGATGATTGGCATTTAGATAAACCAAGAATAACAATTGCATATGATATTGTTCCAATAAAATATTTTGAAAAAAAAGAAAAGGGGTATATGTGGATCAGATTATAAATAAACCACATAAATTTTTTAAAAAAAATGTTAACAATAATTTAACAGACATGTTGGTTTTTTCTAAAGAGGTTAATGATATTGTTACAAGCAATACTGGCTATGACTTAAAAAATACATTTTTAGATACTAGTAAAAGAAATACACATGATACTGTAATGGATTCATGGCACATTACATATAATATTTTTGAGTATGAAAATGAGGGTATTAAAAATATAAAATCAACAATTAAAGAATTAGTCATTGAAGCATGCGAATATTATGGTATTGATGCAAAAGAACAACAATATATGTTAAAAGGTCATTTAAACTATTATGCAGGACCTAAATTAGTTAATTTTAAAAATGCTGTGTGGGATAATCATGGTAATGATCCTTTAGAGTTTCATGGCTATTATTGTATTAATGCAGAGCCATCAATAACGTATTATTTAATCAATGACGATGTAGTGGAAAATGAAAATAAAAATAATATAGCGCTTTTATCTCAAAATGGTTATCACCATATTGTAGGAAATTGGTTATCTGAAGATGTTAGAGTAACTATTGGGTATAATGTATTTCCATTAAATAAAATTCCAAAAAATATAAAGGACATCCCCGCTGGGTCAAAAATTTATGGCTGGGATCCACATAAACGTGAATATGCATCAACAATAATTGATAGAGATTTAACTTTTGGTCAATGGATTCCTTTAATATAAAATTAGATATTTATAAAGAAAGGACTTTGTTATGAAAAACTTTTATTGTTTTTTATTGGGTCATAAAAAAGAAAATATAGAATGTCCTTATACAAAAATAGTGTATACTATATGTGTTAGGTGTAAACCAAAACATAGAACAGTTCTAAGATTTCAATAACTCTCTACCTTAACTTGATATAGAGTTTTATTTTTTTGAAAACTCTGCTATAATTGCTTTACCAAAATAATAGGAGATTATACGTATGTCAGACTTTTTTTCTTTTAAATTATCATCAGACTTTGTGGACAGTTATAAAAAAACAGAATCTCCCTTTGGATTTCGTGATGCTGCTACTAACTCTCTAGGAGAGGTTACCTTTATTCGTACATATTCTCGTATGAAAGAAGATGGAACAAAAGAAAGATGGTATGAAGTTTGTAAGCGTGTAATTGAGGGTATGTATTCTGTTCAAAAAAACCATGCTAAAGAAAATCGTTTACCATGGAATGACTATAAGGCTCAGAAGTCTGCACAAGAAGCATTTGATCGTTTATTTAATTTAAAGTGGACCCCTCCTGGTAGAGGTTTGTGGGCTTTTGGAACTCCCATGACCATGGAAAAAAGAAACTCTGCCTCTTTACAAAATTGTGCGATGGTATCTACTCATGATATTGATCGTAATGATCCAGGTGCATTGTTTGCATGGGTCATGGATGCATTAATGTTGGGTATTGGTGTAGGATTTGATACTTTAGGACAAGAAAAAGAAATGTTAATTTATTCACCAACAGAGCCACCATCTATATATAAAATTCCAGATACTCGAGAGGGTTGGGTAGAATCTGTTAGATTATTGATTAATTCATTTCTTAGAGCAAATCAATCAATACAAGAGTTTAATTATGACCTAATAAGGCCTCTAGGAGCCCCAATAAAGGGCTTTGGAGGAGTCGCTAGTGGTCCAGAGCCATTAAAAGATTTACATAGCCGTATACGCAATGTAATAGGTTCTAGAGCAGGAGATATTTTAGATAGTAGAGCAATTGTAGACATTATAAATCTTATTGGTACATGTGTTGTTGCTGGCAATGTTCGTCGTTCCGCTACCCTTGCATTAGGAACTGCAGGAGATGATATTTTTATCAATTTAAAAAATCCAGAAGTATTTTCAGAAAGAAACTCTTATGATCCAGCAAAACCAGGTTGGGCTTGGATGTCAAATAATTCTATTGATGCAAAAGTTGGAACAAAATACGAAGATTATGTTGATTTAATTTCAAACAATGGGGAGCCAGGCTTTATTTGGCTTGATGTTGCTCGTAATTATGGACGCTTAGCAGATCCCGCTGATGGAAAAGATTATCGTGTTATGGGATTTAATCCATGTGCAGAACAACCATTGGAATCTTATGAACTTTGTACATTAGTAGAAGTTCATTTAAATCGTCATGAAGATAAAGAAGATTTTTTACGTACACTAAAATTTGCTTATTTATATGGAAAGGCAGTTACACTTCTTCCAACACACTGGCAAACAACAAATGGAATTATGCAGCGTAATCGTCGTATTGGAACATCATTAACAGGTATTGCATCATTCGCTGACACTAAAGGAATGCCAGCATTGCGTGAATGGATGGATGAAGGATATAATAAAATTCGTCAATACGATCATTCATATTCAGAATGGCTATGTGTACGTGAATCAATTCGTGTAACAACTGTAAAACCTTCTGGATCTGTTTCGTTGTTATCTGGAGCAACTCCTGGAGTTCATTGGGGGCCTGGAGGTCCATTTTATTTACGTGCTGTTAGATTTGGAAATACAGATCCAATGCTTCATTTATTTAAAGCAGCGGGATATAAGATTGAAGCAGATCTAGTATCAGCAAATACTTCAGTAGTATATTTCCCAATAGCATCTGGGCATCCACGATCTGAAAAAGATGTAAGTCTTTTTGAAAAAATTGGTTTGGCAGCAACTGCTCAAAAATATTGGTCAGATAATGGAGTTTCTGTAACATTGTCATTTAATAAAGAGGCTGAGACTAAATTTGTTGCTCCAGCATTACAAATGTATGAAGGACAACTTAAGGCAGTATCTTTCTTGCCTATGGGCAATGAGGTTTATCCACAACAACCATATAACGAAATAAGTAAAGAAGAGTATGAATCTTATGTTGGTAAAATTGCAAAGATTGATTGGTCTGCAATTTATGATGGAGTGGATAATTTAGAGGCTCAAGGAGAGATGTATTGCACTACAGATTATTGTGAAATTAAAACAGTAAAGGAAAATAGCAAATGAAAAGAATATTGATATCAGCAGCAATTTTTTTATTAGTTTTTGCTGGTTTACAAAGTATAACTAAATCAAATAATGATTGTGTTAATCTTTATATTGATTACAGTGTATTAAATAATCAAACAAAAATAACAAAATGTATAGAAGCGTCTAAAGATACAACTGCATTAGATATTTTAAGAAAGGCTAATCTTAAGATAGAAGGAACTAAAAAGTATGGACTTAGCGTGGTATGTAGAGTTAATGGGCTTCCAAATCAAATAATGGAATCATGTGAAACAATGCCACCAGAAAATGCATACTGGGCACTTATAGTTAAAGAAAAACAAAAAGTTCCTTTTCCAACTAGTGAATGGGGTTGGGGACAATTAGCAGTTGATCAACAGTTGTTAAGTCCAGGAGATTCTATTGGATTAGTTTGGGCCAATAATGGAAAGGTTATATTTCCATGAAATTAGCATACAAAACATTAGATAACGTTATAGAGTTTCCACTACAAAAACACAAGCCTAAAGCCATACAATATATTTTTCAATTAGTTATAAATTTATCTGCACTTTATATGGCTAATAAATTTACAGTTGATATTTGGCGTTCTTTGACGGGACACTAATGGTTCACTTAACTCGTATATATACAAAAACTGGTGATGATGGAAAAACTTCTACTGCTACAAATGAAAGAATAGATAAAAGTAGCACTTTAATTGAAGCAATTGGTGCAGTAGATGAAGCCAATTCTGCTATTGGAATGGCAACAGAATATCATAATGATATTATAGATAGAATACAAAGTGATTTGTTCGACCTTGGAGCAGAACTTTCTGGTGCTTCAACAATAACAATATCTGAAGAAAGAATTACTTATTTAGAAAATGTTATTGATGACTATAATGAATTTTTAGAGCCACTACATTCTTTTGTTCTACCTACAGGTCCTCTTCATAATGCAAGAACAATAGTTAGAAGAGCAGAGCGAGAGGTTTGGAAAGTAGAAGGGTTAAATATAAACATTGCAAAATATTTAAATCGACTTTCAGACTTATTGTTTGTTATGGCAAGATATCATAATAAAGGTAATGAAAAATTATGGATTCCCAGAAATTAATGAAAGGAAAATATGAAATATCAAATAATTAATGTTGCAACCAAAGAAGATTTAGAACTAATTAATAATTTTGTTAATACTATAAAATTTAATACCAAAGAAGACCATATTCCTCTTCATGATCCATTATTTAGTAATCCTAATGTTAATTTTGACATAACTACTTATGGAGATATGCCAAGAGAAGTCGTTTCAATATTTGAAAAATATTGTGAGGCAATTAAAGATGCTGTAACAAAAATCACTAATATAGAGTACGACCCTCCTATATTGGGTAAAAGTTATATAATGAGGTATTCTCCTGGAACTAGTATTGGCATGCATTATTCAAGCAATAGGCCAAATAATACTTTTAGATCTATAGTAAAATGGAACGATAATCATGAAGGTGGCGTTCTTAAATTTAAAAATTATAAAGTTAATAAAAATTTAATTGCTGGAGATTGTATCATTTTCCCTGAAAATGAAGACTTTATGATAGAGGTAACAAAGATAGAAAAAAACAACATGTTTATATCGGATTTTTGGAATGCTCCAGTTGGCCAATCCCCATATCCAGGGTTAAAGTATGAAGAAATTTATTGGGGAAATCCTCTTTGGGAAAATCTTTAATATGATAAAATAGACTTTATATGTCTATTGTATCTAATTTATATGCTGAAAAGGTTTTTGCCGAACATCCGCTAGCCCTATGGTCATTAGACGAAAAAGTAGATTATTTATCTTTTATTACTGAAGAACAAAGAAGCATCTCGAATACTTGGTCTTTTTCAGATTGTACAGTAACTGAAGAAAATATAGATATAAATAAACCCTTTCTTGAAAGTGTTTTAAATTTAATAGAATTTGACAACTTTATTGAAACATCAAAAGAAATAACTTTTATTGGCGAAGACTTAGAATCATTTAGTGCCTTAAACGAAGAATATGCAACACTCACCATAGGCTCTTATTTTTATACAACTAGTCCTTATATTAAATCTATTAGTATTGGGTTTGAATATATAGACACTAGTTCTTTAGAAAACATTCAAGCATTACAAAAATTTGAAACAATTCCTACTTCAGAGTGGATGTTTGTATCTCATACTATTGAATATCCACAACAAAATTCAAATTTTAGACCATTGATAAAAATAGAATTCCAAAATGGGTCAACAACCACAGATAATTATCAAATATATATAAATGGCATAACTGTGGGGCAGTGGGCAGAAGAATATCATACAACATCATTAGGAACGTTAACCATACCATTTCCTACAGATATTAATTTAAATAATATTGATAGTTGTGTAAAGGCAAATGCATACGGACTTGGAACAAAAAATGGATACTACCTAGTTAATAATAATACATTAATGTCTAAAAATATTGGTATTCCTATGGTTTATGGAGCATCAACTGTTACAAAAATTTATTCAAATAATAATAATCCGTCGTTAATTGTTCCAGGTTTTGGGTTTTTAAATAATGCTGGTAAGTATAAAGAGTATACATTGGAAATGTGGTTAAAGATTAATTCAGATGAAAAAACACCAAAAAGAATTTTTGGACCAATTTCTTCAACTGATGGACTTTATGTGGAGGGTGGATTTTTAACTTTAGTAGTTGGAAAATATTTTGCATCTCATTTTATAGGTCAATGGTATAGGCCAATGTTAATTCAAATAAGAGTTATTAATAATTCTATTGTTATGTTAATAAATGGAGAACAAGTTGTTAGTTTAAATATTGATACAAATAGTTTAAATTTACCAGAAGAGTATTCGGCAGGAAAATCAAACGATTGGCTTGGATTTTATTCATATGATAAAATCAATCCTTTTGAAATAGATTGTATATCTTTATATTCTTATAGTGTTCCAGAGTTTATTGCTAAAAGAAGATGGGTGTATGGCCAGGCAGTAACATCTCCAGAAACTATTAATTCTGCATATGCTGGAACTACCGCCTATATTGATTATCCATTTGCCAACTATAGTGCTAACTATACATATCCAAATTTTGGAAATTGGAATCAAGGAACTTTTGATAATTTATCAACAAGAGAAATATCTCTGAATTCTCCAGAATATACTTTACCAATAATATACACAGATAATTTATCTTTAGATGATCTTTATAATGATTGTTATAATATTAATTTATCTGGAAATAAGTTTTTTACATTTCGACCTAATAGCGTATGGAATGACAAAAATACATATATAAATGTAAACCAATCTTCAATTATTCAAGATGAAATTCATGCAATTTATATGGCCTTTGAGCATACCGATTATAATGCAAATGAAGAAATTTTAATAAAATTTTATAATGATTTTAATGATAACTATTTTAAAATTATTACAATAGATGGAGATATTAAATATATTTTAAACTATAATGGAGTTAACACCATACTCAAAACAATTAATAATTATAGTTTAAATGATCCAATATCTGTAGGTATATCAATACATGAAATAGTTAATTATTTTGGTGGAGATACTGCAGTATTTTTCGGTTCTCAAAATAATTTAAAGTTTTATATAGCGGGAGATGGAAATAAAGATAATTGTTTTGTGGGTAAAATTTATTCAGTTGGTATATCTACAGAGTATAACCTAAGTGTTATTAATAGTCATTTTGATTCCCAGGGTTTTGTAAATATTTCAGATGCAGCGGATTTAATAGAACACACTGCAAGTTATACTTTGTTGCCATCAATAGCATATAATACATTTTTCTTAGACATAGGCATTTCTGGTTATTGGCAAGACTATATTCCTTTAAGTTACTTTGCAAAATATGTAGATAATAGCATTGGAGAAAGATATTATGGCTTAGACTTTTTACAATTTAATATAGATTATCCAGCCCCATCTACAAGCACAACAACCGAAATAATTATTGATCCTTATCCACAAGATCCAGAAGAAAATACGCATGAATGGGATTATGAAGATTTAGACGTTGAATTTGATCATCCTATACAAAGACAATACGCTCAGTTAGGAAATTATTTATTTACTGGCTGGGAAAATTATGAAGATGCTTCGCAAAAATCAATTAAAACTAATCAGTTAGATACTTCAGGTGCAAGTGTAAAATCATATATTAGCCTTCAATATATTCAAGATGGCGCTAACAGAAATATGCAATCTTATTCAAATATTGAATTAGTAAATCAAAGCAGAATTATAGATTTTTCTGAAATAAGTGGATGGAGTACAAAATTATTTGAGGTTGTTGATAATACATTAATATATCCTCCAACAAATGTTGATTTTAATAATTTAGCAGTAGTCACACATCTTGATTTTAACGTTCGTGGAGTTTTGACAAAGCCTATAGCAATTAAAAAATTAGAATATGCTTCTCAAACTTTTGACTCTACTACTTTTAATAAAATAGGAACAAGATTTGGGCTAAACCTATATCCATATAAAAAATCAGGAATTTATTATGATTATAAAACTAAAAATCCATTTAGTATTTATAAAGAAAGCACTCCATATTTATATAATACAAAAACAAGCGGAATTGAAATAAGAGGCGAGGTAGATCCATATATTAGTCGAGGTATAGGAATTCCAATTAATGAAAACTCTGTTGGAAATTATAGAGTTAGCGCAATGCAATTTTGGATGAGGTATGATTTTGACAGATTTACTTATAATCCAATACAGGTTTTAGAAATAGAGCATAAACAAGATATAATAAAATTTTTTGCAGTAGCAAATAGTGAGATTGGAAACCGAGCAAGAATATTTGCAGTAAATCAGTCTACTGGGCAAGAAGTTAATGGAATATCATTTTATTTAAATGGTAATTTAGTAAGAGAGCCAGTAATAGCAGTAAAAGAATGGTCCTCAATTGGAGTGTCTTTTGCTAATAGTTTAAACTTTGACAATTATTTAGGAGCAATAAATTTAAATGGGCCAATGGCTTATAATAATATTACTCAGTATCAGGCTACATCTTTACAGCAGATACAAAGTAAAACATATAGGCCATGGCTAAGAGTTAAAAATGATGGCATTTCTGATATTTTATGGACCTACTGGAATACTAATTTTATTTGGGATGGAGTCTTAGTTCTTGCCTCTAAAGATTTATATGCTGTAAATCCAGGAACAGTATACAAAACATATATAGGAACCAATAAGATTGTTATAGACAGTTCTGGCATAGATCTTGGTTTTTCATCAGATCGGGTTCGTATATTTTCAGAAGTTTTGTGGCAATCATCAGTAGATAAAGCAGTATAATATGATATACTGATGGTTATGAAGAACCCAAAAAACAAAAAAAATGGTAAAAGTTTGCCACGAATGAAGGGGCAAGTTGGAGAATCTAAGATCCAAGTAATTGAAAAAAATTATAATTGGGGTCTTTATGTATATAAAAAGGCAAATGGAAAGTGGTTTACAGACGGGGCTGGCTCTGTATTAAATATTCCTGCTATGAAAGGAGATATTTCTAGGATATCAGAACTTAAACAAGCAGCAGTGTACTACGGAGATCCAGGGGATGGGCAATGTATTTTTGTTCCAGGTCTTACAAGAATTTCAGAAGAAGAATACTCTGAACAAAAAGATAGAATGATACAAGGTTTGATACCAAGCATGAATGATCTTGGTGCAGTTCATGCAGCACAACAAACTGTTAAGAAATGGGGAAGTGAAGAATAATGAGTGAAGAAAGAGAATATTTTCTAGGGGCAAGAATTGATGAGCCAGCAGATAGTTTTGATGAATTTAAAAACAGCGATCCCTTTAATAAAAACTGGTCAGAATTAAAATCTTTAAATGGTCTTGATAATAATTTTAGACGCAGAACAAATAGACTTGTAAAGGCAGAGCCATCTACTGGATATCTAGATAGTGCATTAGTACAATCTTCTGGAATAGACGGGGCTAAATCAAAAGAAATAAATCCAGGTACTGTTTATCATAATGGATATGGAATGTTTGATGTAATTACTCCGCCATGGAATGTATATCAATTAGCAAATTTCTATGATACTTCTTTTGCTAATCATGCTGCAATTGATGCAAAAGTAGAAAATATTGTTGGCTTAGGCTATAAGTTTGAAATCTCTCCAAGAACAATGTTAAAATTAGAATCTTCTTCAGATGCAGATGCAGTGGGTCGTGCTCGTAATAGAATAGAAAGAGCAAAAATTGAATTAACCGATTGGTTAGAAGGTTTAAACAATGAAGATAGTTTTACAACTACAATGGAAAAAATAGTTACTGATGTTCAGGCAATTGGTAATGGATATATGGAGGTTGGCAGAACTGTTAAAGGAGAAATAGGATATATTGGACACATTCCAGCAACCACAATGCGTGTTCGTAGACTTCGTGATGGATTTGTTCAAATTATTGGACATAAAGTAGTTTATTTTAGAAATTTTGGAGCAAAAAATCCTAATCCAATTACTTCAGATCCAAGACCGAATGAAATTATTCATTTTAAACAATACTCTCCACTAAATACATTTTATGGAGTACCAGACATTATGTCTGCAATTACATCTTTACAGGGCGACCAATTAGCATCACAATATAATATTGATTATTTCTCTAATAAGGCTGTGCCAAGATATGTTGTAACCTTAAAGGGCGCCAGATTATCGGCAGATGCAGAAGATAAAATGTTTAGATTTTTACAGACAGGCCTTAAGGGGCAGTCACATAGAACTCTATACATCCCGCTTCCTGGAGATAATGATGGCAATAAAGTTGAGTTTAAGATGGAGCCAATTGAAAATGGTATACAGGATGGATCATTTAAAGAGTATCGCAAACAAAATAGAGATGATATTTTAATTGCACACCAAGTTCCTTTATCCAAACTTGGTGGTGGAGATTCTTCTGCAATTGCTGCTGCCTTGGCTCAAGATAGAACGTTTAAAGAGCAGGTTGCTAGACCAGCACAAAAACAACTAGAAAAACAAATTAATAAAATTGTTCGTGAGCAAACAGATATTCTAGAACTTAAGTTTAATGAATTAACGCTTACAGATGAAATTGCTCAGTCTCAAATATTAGAAAGATATGTAAAGACTCAGGTAATGTTGCCAAATGAAGCCCGTCAAATCTTAGGCTTACCTCAAAGAGATGGTGGTGATGATCCACTACAGATGAAGCCTCAAGACATTGCCAATGAGACAGCAAATAGGCAAAGGGATTCTGAAAGACTAAATAATCAATCTGATGGCACTGCTACGATATCTGGACGAAATCCAAAAGGTTCAGGTAGATCATCTCAATAAATGAGATATCATAAAAAAAGCCTCTATAATATATACTAGTATGACTATATCTAAAGCCCATTGGAATACAGAGGGCGAAAATATTCGCCTTTCAATGCCTTTTAGCAAGGTAGATAAAGAGAGACGTACAGTCTCAGGATTTGCCACACTCGACAATGTTGATAAACAAAATGATATAGTAACAACAGATGCTAGTTTGAAAGCATTTAAAAAGTTCCGTGGCAATATTAGAGAAATGCATCAACCATCTGCTGTTGGCAAAATGGTTTCATTTAAAGAAGATAAATATTATGATGATGATTCAGAAAAAATGTATAGCGGTGTTGTTGTTTCTGCTTATATTTCCAAAGGTGCACAAGATGCATGGGAAAAGGTTTTAGACGGTACATATACTGGTTTTTCAATTGGCGGAAGAATGAATAAGTGGGACGATGCTTATGATGAAAAAATGGATAAGCAAATTAGAATTATTAAAGATTATGATTTGGTAGAACTTTCATTGGTAGACAGTCCAGCAAATCAATTTGCAAATATTATTTCTGTAGAAAAAGTAGACGGTGTAGATATTGTTAAAGGTGCAGACACTGTAATTGAAAATGTTTTTTGGGATAAAGATTCTGGAATTGTAATGGTTTCTGAGAATGAATCAGAAGTTAGTCCAACCACAGGTAGCGTAATGCAAAATATAGGTTTCGTTGAAAAAACAGACAACGAAAAAACAACAATGATAAAGTTCTTAGTAGATAGTGCTAAAGGCATTAAAACTTCTAAGATTAACAAGGAGGCAAGTCCTATGGCAAAAACAACAAAAGTAGAAGTTGAAAAAACTGATGCAGTAGTTGAAAATGTTGAGGTCGCTCCACAGGCAGATGCCGTAGTTGAAACAACTGAAGTTGCTAAGGCAGAAGAGGCCCCAGCAGTTGAAGAAGTTGTAAAGGCTGAAGAAGCCACAACTCCTGAAGTTGCTAAGGCTGAAGAAGCACCAGCAGCAGCAGAAGTTGTTGAAACAACTGCAGAAGTATCTAAAACTGATGATGTAGTTGCAGAGTCAATTACAGAAATTAAAAATACTCTTACATCAGCCTTTAGCGATCTAGTAGCAACTGTTAAGTCTCTACAAGAGCAAGTTGCAACAGTAAGCAAGTCCCTTGATTCTGTAAAATCAGAAGTACAGAGTGCAAAGGACGAATTTAATGAGTTTGGTAAGCGTGTAGATGCTGTAGAGGCAGATACTGCTTTCCGAAAGTCTGGAGATCTCGGAGAGATTATTCAGGAAGAGCCAGCGATGGTTCAAAAATCCTTATGGGGCGGACGTTTCCTCAAAACAGCCGATCTATTTAGATAGAAAATCACTTAGGAGGTGACAATATGTCGGAAGAGATTAAGAAAAATCAACCAGGTTCTGTAGGTTCCGCTGACGGTTTATACCAAGGTCAGGGAGGCTTCGCATCTGGTGGAGTTGGTGGTGTAAGTAACCCAGGTGCAGATACACTTGGAAACATCCCAACAGCAAACTTTGGTGTTACAACTGGTCCTAATGCCGTAAATCCTTCGGGTGATGCTGCAAGTGGAATTTTACGTCCTGAGCAGGCACGTCGTTTCATTGATTACGTATGGGATGCTACCGTTCTTGCACAAGACGGACGTCGTGTAACAATGAGAGCAAACACCATGGAACTTGAAAAAGTTAACGTTGGTGAGCGTGTAATCCGTGCTGCTGCACAGGCAGATGGTTCATACACAAACACTGGTGCTACATTCAGCAAAGTAGAACTTACAACCAAGAAGATTCGTCTAGACTGGGAAGTAACTGCTGAAGCACTTGAAGACAATGTCGAGGGGGCTGCACTAGAAGATCACCTAGTTCGTTTGATGACAAATGCATTTGCAAATGACATCGAAGATCTAGCAATCAATGGTGATGGCACTACCTCTCCATTCCTTTCAATTATGGATGGTTTCGTAAAGAAAGCAACTGAAGGCGATGCACACGAAGCAGCAGTAACTGTTGCAGATAATGCATGGGCTCCAGAAGTTATGCAGGAAATCATTCTTGCAATGCCACGTAAGTATCGTGCCCTAAAGAACAATCTAAAGTTCTATGCAGGTACAGATGCTTTTGCTGGTATCGTAAAGAACAACGGTACTCTTGCTGATGCAGTTGCTGAAGCGTTTGCTGGTCGTATGCCAGGAAGCACTCAAAGCAATCGTCAGAACTACCTTGATGGACAAGGTCAGACATTCGGTGGAGCACGTACAACTCGTGTTCTAGGTATCGATGTACAAGAAGTTCCTTACTACCCAGAAGGTTATGTCGATTTGACATTCCCTGCTAACCGTGTGTGGGGCTTCCAACGAGATATTATCGTTAACCGTGCATACCAACCAAAGAAAGATACAATTGAATACACAGTATTCGTTCGCTTTGGTATCCAATGGGAAGAAGAAGACGCAATTGCGTATGCAGACGCTGCATCAGATTCATAATCTGACTTAGCGTATTCCTTTTAAGGGGAGTGGGGATTTGTTTCTCTACTCCCCTTAAGTAATCTGTTATAATTAGTTAGTTAGGAGGAAAGATGTCTGATTATAAAGAAAATATTGAAGAAATTCAAGTAGAAGAATTAATTGAGGCCCCAGTTGCTGAAGAAACAAAAACGCAAGAAGTGGCTTCTGAATTTGGAATTGAGTCATCTATTTCTGAAGTAGAAGAAACAAAAGATGATGAAATAATTAGTTCTCCAGAAAAAGAATTTTCTGTTCCAGCAGTTCCTGCAATGAATGTAGGACAGAGTGGAGCGATTTCATCTGGGGGAGCAAATAAAAAAGATAAGCCAAGTAAAAATAGTTCCGCAAAGGCAGATGACACAGTTGCTGTTCATAGTACAAAAAATTTACATGCATCTGGATTAAAGTCAATTTATAAAGGATTTAATATTTTGTCAACAGCCCATGCAGATAAATGGCTTGCAAAAAGACCTAATGAGATTCGACTGGCTACACCAGAGGAAGTCGCTAAGGCTTTTGGCAAATAAGGGGTAATTGTGATAGTTTTAAGAGTTCCACCGTATCCAATTCAAATTACATACGATGTGCCAAACGCATCTACTGAATATCATTTAGAAATACAAGATATGGTGGACCTTTCTACTACTACTTTAGATGTAACATCAGATTCAAATAAAAAAGTTATTTTATCTTTAACAGGAGATTATGTTAAATATGATAACTCATATTTAATAAATATATATACAGATGATGACGGAGATCTTGGTAATATTGTAGTTACTGATAGTCTAGATATTACAAGACCATATGTAAATCCATCAACCTATTCAGATATTGCTTCAGAGCAAGCAGAATATCAATATAATGAAAGAATTGCAAGAACTTTAATTGATGCTATAACAGATGGATTTTATAACAAAAAAGTAATATATGAGCGCACAGGTTTAGGTGGAGACTTTATGCCATTAATTCCTAGAGCAAATCAAATTTTAAAAGTTTATGAAAATAATGTGCTTGTATATGATATTGACGATCTAGAAAATTCAACTCAATTATTTGAAATAACAAAAGATGGAACTGCAATTATTTATCAGTATACAGATGAGATTAATAGATCAGAAGGCGCTCCATTAATATTTCCATCTTCAAATGGCGATATAGTAGATTATGGATTCTGGACAACAGATACGTTTCCAAATGGATATGACTATACATTTATTTTAGAAGCAGGGTATCCAGTAGTTCCACTAGACATTCAGGATGCAACAAGAATGTTAATAGATGATATTAAGTGTGGAAAATTAGATTATTATAAGAGATATGTAGGTCAATATAATACCGACCAGTTTAGAATACAATATGATAAAAAGGTTTTTGATGGAACTGGTAATTTAATAGTAGATAAGATTCTGGAGAAATATCAAGAACCGATGTTTAATGCTGGAGTCCTCTAATGGCTTCATGTTGCAACTCTACAGACTTTATGTATCCAATGTGTGCAGATGTTTACTATGCAATTATTAGTCAAGATCAATATGGCAAAATAAAAAAACAATGGTTTTTTGATAGAACGATTGCTTGCAACGCTGCTCCTGCTGGCGGTGCTGGAACAGAAGAAATTGATCCTAAAGTATTTTTACAATATGAGAATAAATTAATTGCAAGAACTAAAGAAGATTTAAGAATTTCTAGCAGAGAAGAACAATATGCAGCAACTAACATTTTAATAACAAATATTAGAGATGGAAATCAAAATCTAATATATAAAGAAACTGCTGGTACTAGAAAAGGAAAAGGAACTATTTATGAAGTTGCTACCTTTCAACCATTTTCTGGGCCATTTGGAAATGTAGAATCTTTTAAGGCTTTATGGAGAAGAACTGAAAATCAATCAGTTGGTGATTAATGATTGCTGTAAATATTAACACAACTTCAATGCAGAGAAAGTTAAATAATCTTGTAGAGTACTCTCTTGGATTCTTAGAGGGTGTTGAAAGTGGTAAAAAAATATTTTTTGATCAATTAGGCAAAGGCGTAATAGAAGCATTAGGCCAATACATAGATGTTATGGCAAGAGCAGACGAAAAAGCCTTACACCATGTATATGAATGGTCTCAAGTTGGCCAAAGAAGTGGAAGATTATTTAATTTTACAACTACTGTAACAGGTGCTGGTATTGCTCTTAATGCAACATTTAGTCAATCAAAAACTGTTAAAGATGGATCAAACACTCCATTTTACAATAAGGCTAAAATTATGGAAAGTGGAACTGCAGTAACTATAAAGCCAAGAGGAAATAATCCACTTGTTTTTGAATCTAATGGCGAAACTATTTTTACTAAACGTCCTATATTAAATCAATTTCCAGGAGGACAAGAAGTTACTGGATCATTTGAAAGAGTGTTTGATACTTTTATGAGATATTATTTTACTCAATCATTTTTAAGAGCAAGCGGACTGTCTGACTATTTAGAAACTCCAACTATATTTAAAAGAAATCTTGCTGCTGGAATTAGAGGCGGTAAAGGAGTAGGAAGAGCAACTGGTATGAAATGGATCATTAATGCAAAGGTTAGTGTAGAATAGTACTATGGCTAGCATACAAGAATTAGGGTTTCCAGCAAAGTGGTTATTAAGATATATTAATGCTGAATTAGCAAAATATGATGAAATGGGAATGATAGATTCAGATAATTTTATGGCAATGTTTCCAACAAATTCGCCAACTAGTACGGAAGAACTTTATAATAATTTAATACAAAATTTTAATGCGGGAGAGCCATTAATGATTATGTGGGATCGTCTTATGAGGTTTAGACCAAGTCCTTTATATGTTCATAAAAGAGAACAATTATTGCTTTTTTTACATACCTCAGATCATGATAAATTAATGGCTGCTAATATAATTATTTCACAAGCATTAGACAGAGAAGATGTTTCTGCACAAGAAGTTAACAAATGGATGGCTGATAATAAAACAACCTTAGAGCCAGTACTTGGAGAATTAAATATATTCTTTAGAAATATAAAGGTTTACCAGGCTGATGAGACTAGGGATGTAGTTGAACTAGCCAGTGCCAGAACTCTATTTGTCAATAAAATAATAGTCGAATATGACTATCACGTATACAAGCATGACCCAGAAGATGAAGGTTTGACGCCAGTTTATTCATAAAAAGGCTGTATACTTACTTTGAGGAAACAAAGACCCATCTATTAACCAAAAAAAGAGGTGAAGTAAATGGCATATACTAGAGGTTCATCTAGCGAAATTATCGTTGGTGCTGCTGCGTTATTCACAGCAGATTCAACTCTTGACGCAAACACAGTTCCTGCTTTTGTATCAGACGAGTCTTATAAAGAAACACTTTCTAATTCTCTAAATACAGAAGTTAGCGCTGCTGGCGTTGAGAATGTTGGATACACCAGTAACGGTATTGAAATCACTTTCCAACCTGATTTCGGTGAAGTGCAGGTAGACCAGATTCTTGACGTTGCTAAACTTTACAAGCAAGGAATGCAAGTAACTCTTGCTACTTCGTTTGCAGAGGCAACCCTAGAGAATTTGCTATTCGCAATCGCAGGAAACAGTGATGACCTATCAGGAAGCAAAGGAACATCTTCAGGACGTATACTAGATCTTAAGTCTGGTGACATCGGAGAATGTCCAGTAGAACGTGCTCTGATTGCTGTTGGTCCAGGAACTGGTGATTGTGTTGACTCATCATCTGTTGAACGTGTATACATTGCATACCGTGCACTTTCTATTGAAAATGTAACAGTATCAGCAAAGCGTGATACCGCAACAATGTTTGACGTCACATTCCGTCTTCTACCAGAAGACGCATCAGGATCATACGGAAAAATCGTTGACCGTACAATCCAAGAATCATAAAAACTTAATATAGATCAGAAAGGACTCACTAGAAATGGTGGGTCCTTTTTGGTACAATAGAGTGATGGCAAATGCAATTTATGAAATAAAAAATATTACTACATTAGATGGTATTGAGATAGAAATATCTTCATTAAAAATAAAATATTTAAGACAATGTATGTCTGCTTTTGAAGCAATAAAAACATCTACTAGTGATTTTCAATCAATAGATATTTTAGTTGAATGTGCAAGAATATCTTTAAAACAATTTTATCCTTCATTATCTTTAAGCAAAGAACTAGTTGAAGAAAATTTTGATTTGCCAACTATATATGAAATTTTAAGAGTAGGTGCGGGTATTGATGTTAATGCAAAATCTGAAACTGCAGTCAAAGATCAAGCCCTTGAAAGTGGAACAACCTGGAAAGACTTAGATTTGGTCAAACTAGAGTCTGAAGCATTTTTGTTAGGTATTTGGAAAGATTATAATGAATTAGAAGAGTCAATATCTATGCCAGAATTATCTGCTATTTTAGTTTCTAAAAGAGAAAGCGACTATGAAGAGAAGAAATTCTTGGCTGCAATTCAAGGAGTGGATTTAGATAAGGCTAATAATAAGCAAGAGGATGATCCATGGACCAAATTAAAAAATAGAGTATTTAATCAAGGAAGAAAAGATAATGATATTTTAACCTTTAAAGGAGATAAGGCAAGACGTGCAGGGTTTGGTATTGGCATGGGTTTAGACTACGAAGATTTGACAAAAAATAACACCTCAGCGTGATATAATAATATAACCTATCTAAAGGAGTAATATGTCGACAGATAAAAATGTAGGTACTGAAGTAACATTGATGGATGGCACTAAAATTAATGTGCGTCCATTAAAAGTTTCACTTCTTAGACCTTTCATGAAACAATTTGAAAGTGTCGCTAACGTAGCAGACGATAATGAAAAATCAATTGATATTCTTATTGAATGTGTCAAGATTGCTATGCAACAGTACAATCCTGAGTTAGCAAAAAGTCCAGAAAATCTAGAAGAGATTCTGGACCTTCCAACGGTATATAAGATTGTCGAGGGTGCATCTGGTATTAAGTTAACAGCAGCATCAGAATTGATGAATTCCGTTATTGCAAATAATTAAATAAAAAGCGGGGGTGCTGTAGATGGCTGATGTCAATGCTAATATTAGTGTTAATATTGACACCTCTACAGCCCTCGCTGAATTAAAGTCATTACAAAGACAATTAGCATTATTTCATTCTTCAGTTGCTAAAAGTAGTGCTGCTGCTAGTTTAGCGCAGGGACAACTACAAAGAGAACTACTTAATACAGTCAATGCCACTGGCAAATTTGCTGCCACGATGGTTAACATTAGAACCAGTACAGAATCATTTACTCATGCGCTTGAAACTAATAAACTTGGAATGCGTGAGTATTTTAGATATGCTGGTGGTGCAACAAGAACATTTGGAAAATTATTTAAATCAGAATTTGACACAATTGGAAAAGTTTCTGAAGAACGTGTCAAGAAAATGCAAACCCAATACATTAAAATGGGTCGTGATGCAAATGGTGTTGTTAAAGCAATGGCAATCAAGCCACTTGTTTTGGACATGTCTGATTATGGAACTCAAACACAATTAGCAGCACAAAGACAGGCATTGTTTAATCAGTTAGTTAGACAAGGATCTACAAATCTATTAAACTTTGGTAAGAATACACAGTGGGCTGGCCGTCAGTTAATGGTTGGTTTTACTATTCCGTTAATGGCAGTTGCTACACAATCTGCAAGAACATTTATGGAAATGGAAGCAGCAGCACTTAAATTTAGAAAAGTATATGGAGATTTATTTACACCACAAGCAGAAACACAACAAGCATTAGCCAATATTAGAGAACTTGGTGCACAATTTACACAGTATGGAATAGCCGTATCAGATACAGTTGCATTGGCTGCAGAGGCAGCAGCAGCAGGTTTTCAGGGGGTTGATTTACAGCGTCAAACAACTGAAGCAACACGTTTATCAGTATTAGGACAGATTGAATCTCAGCAAGCACTTGAAACAACTATTTCATTGCAAAATGCATTTAGAATGTCTTCTGAAGATTTAGCAAGTTCTATTGATTTTTTAAACGCAGTTGAAAACCAAACTGTTACCTCTCTTGATGACATCACAACCGCAATACCTAAAGTTGCTCCAGTTATTCAGCAATTGGGTGGAGATGTAAAAGACTTAGCATTTTTATTAACAGCAATGAAAGAAGGTGGAGTAAACGCATCAGAAGGTGCAAATGCACTTAAATCTGGTTTAGCAGCATTAATTAATCCAACGTCAAGAGCAAGCGACATGCTTGCAGGCATGGGCATCAATATTACTAAGATTATAGAATCTAATCAAGGTAACTTACGTGCCACAGTAGTTGAATTTGCACAAGCATTAGATAGGCTTGATCCATTAACTAGAGCAAGAGCAATTGAACAATTATTCGGTAAGTTCCAGTTTGCACGTCTATCTACATTATTTGATAATGTTATTAGACAAGGAAATCAAGCATCAAGAGTTTTAGACTTGGCTGGTTCTTCTGTAGAAGATCTTGCTGCTTTATCTGCACAAGAATTAGGAATGACTGCAGATTCAGCAATGAATAAGTTTAGAAAAAGCGTAGAAGATCTTAAACTTGCATTGCAGCCAGTAGGAGAAGTATTCTTACAGGTAGTGACTCCAATTATTGAATTTTTTGGAAATATACTAGAAAAATTTTCTGGACTATCAGATAGAGCAAAAAGATTTATCACATTAATGGTTGTTGGTATTGGTGGGCTTGGTCCAGTTTTATTAATGACTTTTGGTTTATTGGCAAACGGATTAGCCAATATCATTAAATTATTTTTAAACCTAAGGAATGGTTACTTAAGATTATCTGGACAATCTCAAATACTTGGAGAACAAACTAATTATTTAACTGCTGAACAATTAGAGGCTGCCACTGTCGCAGCATCTTTAAATCAAAGTCATTCAAACTTAACACAAACATTTACTCTTGAAGCAAGTGCAGTTAATGCTTTACGTAATGCATATCTTGATGCTAATTTAGCAGCAAAAGAATTTGCAACAAGAAATCCTGGAATGATGTTGCCAAAACGGGCAAAAGGTTATGCGTCTGGTATTGTTTCTGTTCCTGGTCCAAAGGGTGCTGGAGACGTTGTTCCAGCAATGCTTTCTCCAGGTGAAGCCGTTATTCCAGCAGATATGGCAAAGAAGTATGCACCATTAATTCAGGGAATGGTTGCTAATAATATTCCTGGATTTGTTGATGGATTATTTCCAACATATACAAATGCAGTGACATTATTACAATCTGCTACAAACCAAGCATTAAAAGGTAGAACTGGAGTTAGTTCTGAATCTCTTGCAGCAGAATTTAGTAAAGGTGGGGCAGGTATTCAAGCACCAATAGTTAGAGCAGTAGCACAGGCTATGGGCGCCACTAATGTTAAGCAAGTTGTTAAATTAATTGAGTCAGAGCCAGGATTAAAACAATTTGGAAATTCTATTTCACAAGGCGTGGCATTAGAACTTAGTAAATTAGGAAAACAAAATATTACTGATCCTAAACTTACAAAAATATATCAACAAGTAGCAAGACAACAAGCACAAAATTTTGGACAACTTTATACTCAAGCAACAGAGCAATTTTTAACAGAAATTACAACATTTGAAGATACAACTAGAACTAGAATTAATAAAGAAGGACGGATACGTTCAATTGGCCGTGCAGGAATTTTTACTGGAAAGCGTTCTTATAGAAGTATGGGTTATGGCTCAGTAGCAGGAGCATTAGGTTTGTCAAGTACTAGGGGATTGGTTAAAGCACACGTAGCAGATCGAACAATGATGAGTTTGCAAGCATTAGAAACACAGGGACAACTTACTCCAGCAGCAAGACAAGCAATTATTAGACAAACACAAGGAACTACAGAATTAGTTGCACAAACAGCACAAACACAATCTCCATCTAGAATAACAAGAAAAATTGGTCAGGATATTTCTAGTGGATTGGCTTTAGGAATGAAAGATGGGCAAACTAAAGTTAATCAAGAGGCCAAACAGTTAGGAAGACTTGCAACAGATTCAAGAAATATGCTGTATGGCGGTAAAACTGGAACAATAGATCCAATAGAAAAATCTATACGTAGACAAAAAGAAAAAACTATGGGGGATATTGTTAGAGAAAGAGTAATAAATAAAAATCTTCTTAATGATCAAATACAGCAAGAAAAACAAGCAAGGCTTGCTACTATGAGAATGGCTAAGTTTAATACTGCATTAATGTCTGGTATGTTTGCGTTAACATCACTTGGTGGGGTTGCATCAATGGCTGGTGGCAATATTGGTAGACTGGGTGAAATTATGTTCCAAATAAGTGGACCATTATTTGCATTATCTTCATTATTACAAGTATTTACTGGAACTCAAATGTTGAAATTATTAAAAGAATTTCCTTTAAGATTTGGTGCAGCAGCAATAGCAATTGGTGGTTTAATAGCAGCGATTAAAATTATTAATTCTAGAAGAGAAAAAGAAAGACTTGCAATAGAAGGTTTAGCAGATGCTGCTACATTGACTACAGAAAAAGTAAAAACTCTTGGGGATTATTTTAATATAACCCCAAATAAACTTCCATCTGAAATGGCTGGAATTAGTGCATTTACAACACCAATTAATGAAAGAACTAGGATAGAAGGATTAAAAACAAACGAGGGATTTCAAAAACAATTTGCTCCAAATATTAAAAATTTAAGAAGTGCAACCGACGAACAGGCTAGATTAATTTTAGAATCTATGGCCATAGTATTGCGAGGACAAGGATTTGCAAAAGATCAAGTTAATATTATTTTAAAGGCTATTGCTGAAGAGGCTGGAAAGAGTACAGTTAAGTTAGACTTTAAAAAATTAGATATTTCTACTCAAGATGGTCAACAACAGATTGTTACAACTGCTAATGAAATTGTAGATAATTTTAATAAAGCCTTTGCTGCTGGAATACAGAAAAAATTTGCAAGAAGTCTGTCATCTCAAAAAGTCATTTCTTGGATTGAATTAACTAAAGAACAAAAGCAACAAATAAAAACTGCTGGAAAAGAATTAGGCAATATTTTATCTGGATTGGCAGGTCAATTTAAATTAGGAATTATTAATGCAAGTACATATAATGAAATGACAAAATCTCTTTTATCTACAATTTCAGATACTGAGCAAGGATTTTTATTATTAAGATCAACATTATCATCAATAAATCCTGAATTTGCAAAAGCAACTGCACAGGTTAAAGATTTTAAGAGTCAGGCATTGTTGCTTAGATCGGCAATTTTTGGTTTACAGGTTGCTCCTGAAATATTAAGCGATTTAATTAATGGTGATGTTATTCAGCAAGGCAGGGCTCGTTATCAACTTGAGCAATTAGCAACCGCTGCTGAAAAGGCTCAACAAGTTATAAATGATAAAACTGGCAATACTGGCGGAACAGGGAAAGGCCTTTTAGATATATTAAAAGAAAGAATTTTAGCCACACAAGAACAAACAAAAGCATTCATTGCTATGCGTAAGGCTGGTATTGATGCAGTAACGGCTCAAGAATTGGCTGCTGATCCAGAATTAAGAACTAAATTAATAGCAGCAGCAAAAGCAGGTAAAAAGGCTTGGATGGATGCCACAGCAGCAATTAAATCTTATGCAGCAGAACAGAAAAAATTAAACCAAATGTTGGTTGCTGGACAAGATCAAGGAGATTATGAAAAATCTCGTTTAGAGATGGCTCAAAAATATATTGATTTACAAGAACATATTATTGATATGCAGAATCAGCCACAATTACAAAAATATGATGCAGAAATTACTTCAATTAACAATCAATTAGATGATATAAAAATTAAAGAAGATCAAATTAATGAAAATTATAATAAACAAACTAATGCTCTTAATAAAATAAAAAACATTAATGAAAATATTAATAATTTACAAAAACAAAGATTATCAATTGCTGATGCCTTAACAAGAGGAGACATTTCTGCAGCAGCACAAGCAATTCAGGATGCTAGGGCACAGCAATCATCTATGTCAATGGAAGTATCACAACAAGCATTAGAATTAGGTAGAGATAATGCAATCGCAGCACTTGGCAAAAAAGAATTGGAAACACAGTTAACGTTATTACAAAAACAAAAGAAAGCATTAGAAGATAATATTCAATTAGAAAAAGACAGAATTAAGTATCTTGGCATGACTAAAAATCAAATTGATAATGCGGTTAAAGCCCTTGATCTTGCTAAAAGTGCAGAAATTGATATTAATGATCCTAATTTCTTAAATAATATATTAATAGGCGCAAAAGGTGATGCTGGTGCATTAGAAGAGGCTCTTAAAAAAGTGGCACAACAAGCAAAAGAAGCATTTACATTGTTGACTTTATTAAGATCTAAGCAAATTGAGCAGCCAACTTATACTGGATCTGGAGCAGGATATTATATTGGTGGAGGCATGGGTGGTTACGATGCTGCTGGTAGATATGTAGGAACTCCATTTGGTCAAGCAATGTATGGTGGATTTATTAAGAGAATGGCTCCAGGTGGAATTGTTAATGGTACTGGAATGACAGATAAGGTTCCTACTTTATTAACACCAGGCGAATTTGTGATTAATAAAAATGCTGCACAAAGGTTTGCACCATTATTAAATCAAATCAATGAATCAAAATATCCAGATAGTTTATCTTTTGGCGGTACGCCAGTAGTTACTGCAGCAACAAACACTTCTGTAAATAATTCTAACACAGTGTATAATTATAGTTTGAGTGTTACCGCTAATACCGATGGAGCAAGTCCAGATGATATTGCAAGAACGGTTATCTCTCATATTAGAAATTTGGATGCTCAAAGATTAAGGAGTAATAGATAATGGTTGACCAACAATATTTTGCTGGAAGAAAAAGATATGCAAGGCCACAGGCCATGCTATGGTCAAATAATCTTGGAACTTTAGTTAATGAATCTTATATTCCAGATGGTTATGAAATTGGTGGAGAATATCCAGTAGGCACAGATTCTTCTTTAATAGATCAGTTTTTAGTACTTTCTGATCATAATAGAAGTGAGTTGCAATTTTCTTCAGAAAGAATTGAATCAAGACGCAGGATGATCAATGGATCAATGAGATCATATCATATTGCAGACAAACTTTCTTTATCAACATCTTGGAGCATGTTACCTTCTAGATCATATAAACAAAATCCAAATTTTGATGATACATTTGGTATTTCTGAAGATTATTGGCGAACACAAGATGAATATACTGTCGATGGTGGTGCTGGTGGAGTAGATATATTAGATTGGTATGAAAATCATAAAGGACCATTTTGGGTATTTTTATCTTATGATAAATATACTGTTTATGGAAGAGAAGAACAAGACTATCAAAAACTAGGACAATATACACAAGTAATAAAAATGTATTTTAAAGATTTTAGTTATAATATAGTCAAGCGTGGTCAAAATAATTTTGATTTGTGGAATATAAATCTTACATTAGAAGAGGCATAATGTTTTCTAATATTGATTTAATTGAACACTTAAAGTCATCTGATTCAATATCATTAAATTCTGTTGTAATTTCAGAATGGAATTTAAATATACCTGGCAATATTAAAAAAATTGGTAACTACAGATATCGTCAAACAGAAAGTAATAGTATTTATAATACATTACCAAATACTTATGATCCGTCAGATTTAGGAGACTATTATACTGATGCAACAATTTCTTATGCTATTTCTCCAACCCAGGTAGATAACAATAATAATTTACAAAATTTTTATTCAGAACAACAAAAAATGTCAACATTGTTTTCTTTGGAGTCTTGTACTTATCCGTTTAGACCTAGATCTGGAATAAATAAAACAATGTATTTTCCAGTAAAAAGATCAAATATTTCTTCAAATTTTTCTGGAGTATATCTTCCAAACAATACACAATTTGGAAATTATCAACCAAGATATTACATGGCATCAAGAGATGATCAATTTAAATATTGGACTTCATATAGAAAAGAAGATAATGTTGAAAGGGGTATTGCTAACAAAATATTAAATAATAGATACATTATTGATGACGCATGTCCTTTTATTGTATATACAAAAGAAATACCAACAAATAGAATTGTTATTAAAATGCAAACCAATGTAGGATATGTTGATTCTGGTTCGTATCAAACTACAGGATCATCTTTTACCGATCCATTTTATGGATATCAAAATCAAACAACACCTAGTAGATTTAAGATACAAATATTAAAAGATGATAGTTGGGTAGATATTTTCAGAGTTAATGAAAATGATACCAGAAATGACGGATCTCCAATAATTAATGCAGACGGATATTTAGAAATATTTTATTATGATAATCAATGGTTTGTTGGTTCATCAACAGTAGATTATGATACGCCTTTTGTTACAGATCTTACTGATCCTATCACAGAGATAGATAGCAATACTGGGGTAGAATATTATAAAGAATTTCAATATATTAAAGGAATAAGAATGGTTGTTGAGTCAATGAATAAGTTTGACTCTACCTTTGATTTAATAGAAATTTCTCCTAGATTAACCGCTGATATTTCTAATAAAGTATTAAATTTTAAAATTAATAAAATGTTATCAGATATGAATAGTGGGGCATTGCCAGTAGGACAGTTGCTAGCCTCAACTGGTGAAATAGAAATTTTTGATGAAGATTTTTCTTTTAATGAAAATAACTCTAACAGTATAATTTATGATTATTTAAATAAAAATATTAAAGTTACATTTTATGAAAATATTTTTGACAGCAACTCTATTGATTATTTTATTCCTATAAAAACATTATATGCGGATGGATTTCCACAATCAAACACTAACGATGCAACAATTAAATTAACACTAAGAGATTTCTATTTTTATTTTGAATCACAAAAAGCACCAGAAATATTATTAACCGATGTTTCTTTAAGTGTTGCAATATCTATGCTATTAGATTCAATTGGTTTTACAAACTATTCATTTAAAAGATTATCAAATCAAGTAGATCCAATTATTCCATATTTCTTTATTTCTCCTGGACAAAATATTGCTGAAGTTTTAAATCAATTAGCAATATCAACACAGTCTGCAATGTTTTTTGATGAATATAATAATTTTATAGTTATGAGTAAAGAGTATATGATGCCAGATAATAATGAAAGAGATATTGACTTTACGTTAGTTGGAACAAACACTCAAACTGGTATATTTGTTAATCCAGATGCTGAATCTCCACAAGTAACTAACTATAACAGTGAAAACTATTTACCAAATATTATAAATATTGCATCTGAAAACAAAAGAATTTATAATGATGGAAGAATTAATTATACTAATAGATATATTCAAAGACAATATAGTTCAATAAAACAATCTGCTTTAGTTGATCAAGAAAAAACATGGATATATAAACCAGCACTACTTTGGGAAGTATCTGGAGACAATGCTACAAAAAGTATTAATGAGCAGGTAGCAAAACAAGGAAACTTTATTCTAGGAGCAATGCCATTAAATTCTAATCTCACATCAGAATTACCAAAGGTAGTAAACAATGTTTTAATTAATAATATTATTGATATTGGAGAAAATGTATATTTTTTAACCAGATATAAAGGATACCTGTATTCATCAGGTGAGGTTATTAGATATGACGCTGCTCAATTTAATGTAAGTGGTATTGGCAATGTTTGGATTAGCAATAATCAAGAATATCAAGATTATTTTGGAGCATTACCGTTTAATGGAAAAATTTATCCAACTGGTTTGTTAAGAATATATTCTGTACCATTTTATGAAACTGTAAATAATATATCTAGACTAAAAAATGGTTCAGTAGTAGAACATGGTCGTGGACAATTTGGAACACAGGTTACAAACCACCATGCTGGAATATCTGATTATTGGTCAAATAATTCCTATGTTCGTGGTTGTGAAATGAAATCTTCTTTATTATTTAGTACATCTCCATCACCTATTTTACCAAATACAGAATTAGGAAATGCAGGTATTAATAATTCTCTTGCACAAAAATCATCAAGAACTGGAATCATTAAAAACTTTTTAGCAAGTAATTATTTATCAGAAACTGAAATGAATAATTTAAAATCTACTAATACTGGAACAATTCAATCATCTGCATTGGTTATGACTGGGCCAGCATTTGAAACCACACAATCACCAATAGATTTTATTTCTTATACTTATAAAGAATTGCCAAACACATATAAACATTTTGGCACTAGAATGAGAATAATTGGAAAAGTTGAAAATAACGAAAATAAATTACAAACACCAATTGGTAGCGCTCCATATTATCAAATTCCAAAATCAGATCCAAGTCAAAATATTAATATTGGTGGAGGATCTGGCGGTTTAGCATTAATGTTAAATTCATCTAATAACAATGGATACTATTTTGAAATTGCAGCATTAACCGAAAATAATGTTGAATCTTATATGCCAAAAAATAGTGATGGAACAACAAATACTGTAATCTATAATGTTTTGTTTTATAAAATTAAAAAAGAAGTTGGAACTTCTGTAGCAATACCAGAAAGATTGTGGGGAGGTTTGGCCAGTATATTAGTAGACGATGGACGATTTACTGGACAGTATAGATATGTGGGAGAGCAAAATCCAACAGTGTATGATCTTTCAGTAGAATACGTAGATATTGGGTCTACACGTAGATTTTATTTATATTTAAATAATAAACATATTGCAACTGTAGATGATACCAACCCTTTGCCAAAATATAATAATATGGCTTTATTTGTTAGAGGATCATCAAAATGTATGTTTGAAAACATATATGCTTTAACAGAAAATTATGCACAAAATACAGTATTTAAAGTTGGACAACCTGTATCTGGTGCATTCGGAATAGAAGAAATTGGGGCAAACGAAGCATTAAGAAAATACTCAATTAGTGGAATAATTCAATCAACTTATTTATCTGGAATAAGTTCTCAGCAATCTCCAGAGTATAATATTTATTTTGACGAATTTGGAACAATCATGAGAGAATGTGCATATTTTAATATTAAATATGATAAGGCTTATCCAGCAATATATGCAAAATTATCACCAACATTTAACAGAATTAAGGGATATACTACTTCTGGGTTTTATGCTGGATCCTATGGTGCAGAATTTTTAATTTTTAATAATACCGATTCAGCATTAAATCTAGATGAAACTACTGGAAATTATCTTAGAATCCAGGGTATAACATTTACTCAAGATACCACTTATACATTAAGTGTAGACGATTATTTTAATAGACGTTCTAATTTATCTAATCCAATAATAGTTGATGATGTTGTTATTAGATCTCCAGAAATTTCATTAGAGCAGTACAATGAAATAAGACAAAGTAGATTAAAATATGGAATAAGTGATTTTACTATTGAGGCTCCTTATATTCAAAAAACTGATGATGCAGAAAACTTACTTGGATGGATAATTAATAAATCCATGAAACCTAAAAAAATGATTGGTGCTAATATTTACTCATTGCCTATTTTACAATTAGGAGATATTGTAAAAATTGATTATATTAAAGATGATGTAAGTGTTGTAAGTGATCCAGACACTAAATTTATAATCTATAATATTGAGTATGAAAGAAAATCTGAAGGACCAGATATGACATTATATTTGGCGGAGGTATAAAGTGGCACAATCTTGGAACCCATTAAGTGGATTAAGAGTAAACCCAAATACAGATCCAACTCGTGCATATCAACCAGAAAGCGGAAAACCAATTGCTCCACAATATACAAGCATTACACACTATGTCGACTCCTCAGTTCAAAATATGCCAATCAAGGCTCCTGCGTTAGAATCTAATTTAACGGCAACTCCTCCAACACCAATTTCACCAATACAGCCAGAACCCGCTAAACCAATGGTAAAAAGTGCAACACCAGAAATTATTTTATTTGATGATGAAACAGTTCCTATTGAAATTATGACAGATTTAATATTTGAAAACATTGGAGGACAAGAAATATTGGCTTTAACAAGACACGACATAGTATCTGGAGATTTTATTCCAAAACAATTAATAAAAAATATTAGTGTTTTAAATCAATCGTATGCGTCTAAAAATATTTTAGGAGTTCAAAGTACTTCTGATAAATATTTTGGTAATTATTCTATTAAACTAGAAAATAAAATACCAGACGAAGCGGGCGGTCCAAATAATAATAATATTTATATAGAAAATGCTACAGGAGATTTAATTATTGAGGTGATAAATATGTTATCTGACGAACAAATAGAGGTTCAGATTGGCTTAGGTGGTACAATATATGATACGGAGTTTTAATGATTACTAATACTGGAAAATCTATTATAGCCAAGTACCTACTTGGACAGGCTCCATCCTATGCCTCTTATATAGCCGTAGGGTGCGGTAAAAAGCCTTTAGATACCTCTAGCAGCCCCGAAGACTATTCCAATAAGGAAAACCTTGAGTTCGAGATGTTTCGTGTTCCTATTACCTCTAAAGGATATATTGTTGAAAATAATATTTCAAAAATAGTTTTAACAGCAGAATTACCAACAGAAGAAAGATATGAGATTTCCGAAGTTGGTGTTTATTCTGCGGGTGCAAATCCATCTGCAGGATCTTATGATAGTAAGACAGTTATAGGTTTTTCTTCAGCAGAAACCTGGACTAATGAAACTGGAAATGAAATAACAACAATTGCTGGACCACTTGATGGATCTGCAAATGATGATATTATTGAAACCTCAGAGTATATATTTAAAACTAATACAGATAATAGAATATTTTTTAATCCAGAAAGAGCAGCACGATATGAAAGGTGTCGATTTTTAAATAACGTAATAGTTGTGCGTGGAGACTCTTGTAATATTACAGAAAGTGGTGGACATTTTGTAGTTGGCTCAAATCCAAAATATATAAAAATTAATGGCGTTTCTTTAGATTTTTCTAAAAATACTCCTATCGATGAATTAAGATTAGCATTTTCAATTATTAATAAAGATGGTGAATCATTAACTATTCCAGATGAAGCAAAAATTATGATTGAGTTTACTGGATCAGATACTTCTAAATTTGCTAGATTTGAAACAACTGTAACAAATGGCGTCGGCAGTCCAGTAGTTGATCTTTCAACTAATAGATATTTTATAAAAACAAAACAGTTACAAGAATTATACACAACAAATGATTTTACTTGGAATTCAGTAAATACAATTAATATTTATTCATGTATTAAAGATGGTGGAGTTGTAACTGATGATTTTTACATAATGTTAGATGCCTTAAGATTAGAAAATGTTAGTGCTGCAAATCCACTTTATGGTTTAACTGGTTATGCTGTTATTCAAAATGATACGGCAGAAACAATTATTAAAACCTCTAATACAAGTAATTATATTGAATTTAGATTTTCTGTAGGAGTTAGTTAATGGCACAACAAATAAAAAAATTTAGAATAAAAAATGTAAACCTTCCACCAATGATTGTAGATAAAGAAGGATATGTGGTGAGATATAGAGTTATATCAGAAGATAGAAATAGATATTCCCACTGGTCTCCAGTTAATATAATTGAACCTGGATATACATTTAATTCTGGCTCTATTACTTTTAATAAAAATGGTTCTATTGCAAGTTTTGCCTGGGATGCAGTAGAAATAAATATTGGAGATAATGAAATTAGACAGGCCAATGAGTATGATGTTTGGATTAGGTGGGATAGAGGAGACAATGGAGATTGGATATATAAAGAAAGACTAGAAGGAACAAATGTATCTTTCCCAATACCTTCAACATATAAAATAAATGGTATTACTCAGGCTTCTGCACCAAATAAAGTTTCTATTGAAATATATTTAAAAGGAACTCCAATAACTAGAAATTCAAATTTTTTATTAGTTTATGCAGATGGACCACACACAGTTTAATGATATACTTTAATAGGAGGAAATAATGGCAAAAATACCACTACCAGAACGAGGACAGCCACTTGATGTAACATATTTATACAAGATGGCAGAGGCAGTTAATGATTTAGCAACTCAAGTTTCTTCCGCAACATATAAATATTCTGCCGTAGACACCTTTACCGCTGGACAACAAAATTTAAAAACAGCAGATTTAAAGGTTATTGCAAAATACGAAAATATTTACAATAATGCTACAGTAACGGCTGCTTCAGAAAAAACATTTAGTTCTACATTTCCAGAGTTTAAATTTGCTCCAATTGTTACAGCATCTATCGTAAACGTTGGAAATACATCCTCTGGAAAAGATACAACAGTTGTTTTAACATCAATTACAACATCAAGGGTTGACGGAGTAATTAAGTTTGCATCTGGAGGAGATCTATCTATTGGTGTAAACTTAATTATTGTTGGTGTTCCTAATTAATGATTAAATGTGAAAAATGTAAAAAAAGAATGTTTATTGATAGGGTCTATACTAGACCAGAACATTTAGAAGTGTTTTGTTTATGTTGTGGCTCTAGAAAATTTTATAATCCACCTAGTGCATCGAGTGAGGGAACATGGCTACTTCAAAAGGAAAAATTGTTAGCCAAGAGTACAACAAATCGCCTATCATAAAAGGCAAACAAACTGTTTGGTTTTTAAATAATGATTTAGTAAAAATTCATCATTATAATAGATCTGATGGAACCGTTGCTTTACAAAATGTTAATAAAGATAGAATAGAAATTTGTTTTATTTTAGATTTTAAAAAGAAAAGGGAAAGAGCGTATACTATATCAGAAACGGCACATCTTGTCAATAGGCATAGAAAATATATGCCAAGTTTAATAAAGCGTGGTGTTATTCCTCCACCAACAGGAATGACTGTTGATGGTAAGCGTGGTTTTAAAATTCGTGCATATTATTCTGAATCGCAAGTTAAAGAGATTCGTGATATACTTGCAAGTACCCATATTGGCAAACCAAGAAAGGACGGTTTGATAACAAATAATATGACTCCTACAAAACAAGAGTTGACACGAAGAATGGGTGATGGTATACTTACTTATACAAAAACTGAAGATGGAAGATTTATTCCAATTTGGAATGAGTCAATTAACTAGCCCTTGGGAGGGGTAATGAATAACGAAGACACTAAAGTAACAGTAACACTTGGCTACACAAAAAACTTAGGTAACTTTGAGTCATTAAGACTTGATTTAGGAGTTACAGATAGTCGTCGAGATGGCGAAAATATTAACGATGCTTTTGAGCGAGTGTATAAATTTGTTGAAGATAAATTAACACAAAAAATAACAGAAGCAAATAAAGAATTATCTGAGTAATGCCTAGAAAAAGTAGTGTTGCTGAAAGGCATTCATTGCTTAGTAGGTATGACAAATTATACAAAGAGGTATATAGTATTAGTCCAACCTATAATAGAAATATAGAGCAATGGGCTTCATCAGATTTAATAGATTCTTATACCTTACCAATGTGTTATCGCATGATTGAGTATTATTTTTTAAATAGTTCAAGGCATGATTGGTCACATTTTGTATATTCTGCTGATAAAATTTACAAAAATATTATAGAAATTGATAAAGATAAAGAAGAAAGATTTCAAAGAAGAATTTTAGCAAGGAGGTGGTTAAGTGAATGATATAGAGTCAAAACTTATTACCGCTGTTCTTACAGATAAGCAGTTTTATGTTTTAATGCAGTCTGAAGCAAGAACAATGATGCAAACTCATGGAGACATATTAGAGTTTATACAAAAATATCATGATGTAAACGCTATGGTACCGCCTTTGTCTTTGGTCGTTGAAAAGTTTAGAGATTTTGAACCAGCAAAAGATTTTGGTGCAACAAAATATCACCTTGAGGAATTACAACAACATTATCTTAATAATACATTAAAAGATATTTTGCGATCTGCAGCGGGAGATGTTCAAAATGGAAATGGTGATATTGCCTTACAAGAATTAATTACAAAAACTTCAGAATTAAAGAAAAATACTTCAGCAATAAAAGATATTGATGCCACAAATTTAGAAGATGCAATAGCACACTTTATTCATACTAAAAAACTTAAAGACCAGGGCATGGTTGGCATAAGAACAGGTTTGCCAGGGTTTGACAATTACCTCCCATCTGGAATCATGCCAGGACAACTTGGTGTTTTTCTAGCATATCCAGGAATTGGCAAATCTTGGCTTTCTCTTTATTTTGCAGTACAAGCGTGGAAGCAAGGAAGATCTCCATTAATTGTTAGTCTTGAAATGTCCGAAACTGAAGTTAGAAATAGAACTTACGCAATTATGGGTGAAGGAGTTTGGTCTCATCGTAAATTAAGTAATGGTGAGGTTGAATTGGATATGTTTAAATCTTGGCATCAAAACAAATTACAAGGTAAGCCAGAATTTCATATCATTTCTAACGATAGTGGTGGAGATGTAACTCCATCTGTTATTAGTGGAAAAATAAATCAATACCGTCCTGATTTTGTTATTGTTGATTACATGCAATTAATGAATTCTAACCAAAAGGCTGAAAGCGAAACGGTAAGAATGAAAAATCTTTCAAGAGAATTAAAACTATTAGCAATTAGTCAAAAGGTTCCTATTATTGCTATCTCATCTGCAACTCCCGATGACATAACAAAACTTGAAACAGTTCCTACTCTTGGTCAAACAGCATGGTCTAGACAAATAGCATACGATGCTGACTGGGTATTAGCCCTTGGTCGTGCTGCCAATAGTGATATTATAGAATGTGTTTTTAGAAAAAATAGAAATGGTTTTATGGGAGAGTTTTTAGTTCAAGTAGATTTTGATAAAGGATATTATAGGTATAAAGATTATGAAGATAATAATGTATAATAAAGTATGTCCTTTCATCATAAACAAATTAAAGGGTTTTCAATCGAGGGAGTCGTTCTCGATGACCTTGCTGTCCCTAGAATTAAAGATGAATACATAAGATTATTAAAGTCACAAATGAGAATTGCCTCATATGTGCCAAGAATAGATATAAATCCAGATGTTACAACTGAATATAATAATAAAAAAAATAACTTTACTATAAAAATTACATTATACGGAGTAAAATTAGACAAGGAACAGTTAGAATGTATAGAAGCAATAAACGAGCACAAGCCGATATATATACGGGAGAGCAAGTACAAAGAGTCCTTAATGGATGCGGTATAGACACTAAGTCTGAAATGGAAGGAGATTTTATGATCTTCTGTCCATATCATAATAATTTTAGAACAGCCTCTGCAGAAGTAAATAAAACTACAGGATTATTTTTTTGTTTTTCTTGTCAAGAAACAGCAACTCTAATAGATTTAGTTATGCATGTAAGTAATCGCACATATTTTGAAAGTGTTAGATATATAAAATCAAAAGAGCAAGAGCAAAATATTGAGCAGTTAGTGTCAAAAAAACTTATTGAAAAAAAAGATTTTATAGAGTTTGACTCTGAATTAATAGATAAATTAAATGAGCAAGCATTAAAGTCAGAAAGAGCAGTTAAATATTTTGAAAAAAGACTAATTACAAAAGATTCAATTGTTAAATTTAAACTTGGATATTCAGAAAAACAGGATATGGTGGTCGTGCCTGTACATACTGCCACTGGCATTTGTATAGGAATTGTTGGAAGGTCTATTGAAGGCAAAGAGTTTAAAAATAGTCCAGGTTTACCAAAATCAAAAACATTATTTAATATTAATAGAGTAAAAACAGCCAATAGGGTATATGTTGTTGAGTCCTCATTTGATGTAATAAGATTAGATCAAGTAGGATTGCCAGCAGTTGCTACACTTGGGGCTAATGTGTCTACACAACAAATAGAATTGCTTCAAAAATATTTTAATGATATTATGGTTATTGCAGATAATGATGAAGCAGGCGGAAATATGAAAAATAAGATAATTGAAAAACTTAAATCTCGTGTTTCTGTTATACAACTTAATAAAGAATATAAGGATATAGGAGATATGGATGATCAGGCAATAAAAAATTTAGAGTTTCAGTTTGACAAATCTATATCTTCTATGCTAAACTAAACATACGAACAAAGGAGAAAACTATGAGCGTTATTAAGGGACTAAAAAATATCAACGCCCTGCTCGATAAACCAAAATCAGATACACCAAAAGTACGTTGGCTAAAATTGGCTGACGGACAATCAGTAAAAATCCGTTTCATTGAAGAACTAGATGAAGATTCATCTAACTATAATGCAGACAGAGGTTTAGCATTAGTAGTCAAAGAACATACAAATCCAAAAGACTATAAGCGTAAGGCTGTAGACACTATGGATACAGAAGGTCGTGACTGGGCAGAAGAAATGCACAGAAAAGATCCAAAGGCTGGATGGAGAGCACGTTTGCGTTTTTATTGCAACGTACTTGTCGACGACGGTATTGAAGCACCATATGTAGCAATTTGGTCTATGGGTGTTAGTAAGCAATCATCTTTTAACACTATTCGTGAATATGCTTTAGAGACAGGAAGTATCTCTAACCTTACTTGGAAATTAAAGCGAAATGGTCAGGGTACTGAAACTAGTTACACTCTAATTCCATCATCTCCTGATAAAGAGCCATTTGATTGGTCATCAATTACACCATATCCACTTGAAATGGCCCTTAAGCGTGTTCCATATGCAGAGCAAGAATCCTTTTATTTAGGATACGACTCACCATCTATTACCTCATCTACCAACGCAGATTGGTAATATGGGATATACAGGTTTGCATGTCCACACTCACTATTCTTTAATGGATGGTGTTGCGACTCCAGCAGAATATTTAGATCGTGCTGTATTGCTAGGAATGAATTCTTTAGCAATAACAGATCATGGCACTTTATCTGGACATCGTGAATTTGCTCGTGAAGCAAAAGCAAGGGGCATCAAGCCAATTCTTGGCATAGAAGGCTATATGACAAATGATCGTCATGATCGTAGAGAAAAAGCAGAAAGAACTGAGCCATTAGATTCTGTTTATAACCATATAGTCCTTCTTGCCAAAAATGAAGAAGGTTTAGAAAATTTAAATAAAATTAATGAAATTGCTTGGACTGAAGGATATTTTAGAAAACCAAGATTTGATTTTGAAATTTTAGAAAAATATAATAAAGGATTAATTGTTACTTCTGCTTGTCTTAGTGGAATTGTAGCAAAAGCAATTGAATCAGATAATTATGCTATTGCAAAAGAAAGAATTGAATGGTTTAAAAAAGTTTTTGGAGAAGACTACTATATAGAAGTAATGCCACATAATCCAGCACAAGTCAATATAGCATTATTAGATATAGCAGACGAGTTTAAGGTTAAATCAATTGTAACTCCAGATTGTCATCATGCCGATATCTCACAAAAAGAAATACAAGAGTTGATGTTAATTTTAAATACTCATGCAAAATTAGAAAAAAATGTTAATTATGAAAAATCTAAATCATATAAAGATATGATGAAACGTTTAGATTATTTATATGGCAGAGAAAGAATGATGAGTTTTAATAAATTTAATATTCACTTGCTTTCATATGAAGAAATCAAAAATGATATGTTAAAGCATGATATCTATAGAGAAGATATTTATGAAAATACTAATGAGATTGCTAATAAAGTTGAAGACTATAATATTAAAGAAAAATTAAATTTATTACCAGTTCAATATAAAAATCCAGATCAAGAATTAGCAAATTTAGCATTTGCTGGATTAGAAGAAAAAAAATTAAACTCTAATTGGCTTGGCAATGATATTTATGAACAAAGATTAGATGAAGAACTTTCTATAATTAGAGAAAAAAAGTTTGCTCCGTACTTTCTTGTTGTAAGTAATATGATTAACTGGGCAAAAAAAGAAGGTATCATGGTTGGTCCAGGTCGAGGTTCTTCTGCTGGATCTTTACTTTGTTATCTATTAGGAATTACTGAAATTGATCCAATTGAACACGGTCTTTTATTTTTCCGATTTATTAATCCAGACCGTAATGACTTTCCAGATATTGATACCGATATTCAAGATTCTCGTCGTGACGAAGTAAAAGATTATCTTGTTAAACAATATAGACACGTTGCATCAATTGCAACATTTTTAGAGTTTAAAGATAAGGGTGTTGTTAGAGATGTTGCTAGAGCATTAAACGTACCATTGCCAGATGTAAACAAAGTATTAAAATTAGTTGATACTTGGGATGAGTACTGTACAAGTAAAACAACTCAATGGTTTAGAGATAAATATCCAGAAATAGAAAAGTTAGGAGAGCAATTACGTGGTCGTATTAGAGGTACTGGCATTCATGCTGCTGGGGTTGTCACTAGTAAAAATCCTATTTTTAGGTACGCACCGTTGGAAACCCGCTCTTCTCCTGGTTCTAATGAGCGTATTCCTGTTGTTGCAGTTGACATGGAAGAGGCTGAAAAGATTGGACTTATTAAGATAGATGCACTTGGTTTAAAAACATTAAGTGTCATTCAAGATACAATTTCTGAAATTGAAAAGCGACAATTTAAAAAGATTGATTTACTTAACGTTGATTTAGAGGATCAAAAAGTATATGAAATGCTTTCTTCTGGATATACTAAAGGCGTATTTCAATGTGAAGCAACACCATATACAAATCTTTTAGTTAAAATGGGTGTTAAGAATTTATCTGAACTTGCTGCATCAAATGCTCTTGTTAGACCAGGAGCCATGAATACAATTGGAAAAGATTATATTTTACGTAAACATGGTAAACAAAAAGTTACATATTTACATGATAAAATTAAAGAGATTACCTCAGATACATATGGTTGTATTTTGTATCAAGAGCAAGTTATGCAGGCGTGTGTTGAGTTAGGTGGAATGACAATGTCTGAGGCTGATCAAGTAAGAAAAATTATTGGTAAGAAAAAGAATGCGAGGGAATTTGATGCGTTTAAGGAAAAATTTGTCAATGGCGCTTCTACTTTTATTAGTCCCAATATTGCTCGTGATTTATGGCATGATTTCGAAGCGCATGCGGGCTACTCGTTCAATAAGAGCCATGCAGTTGCTTACTCTACTCTCTCGTATTGGACGGCGTGGTTAAAATATTATTATCCACTGGAGTTCATGTTTGCTTTATTAAAAAATGAAAAAGATCCAGACAACAGAACTGAATATTTAATTGAAGCAAAAAGAATGAATATTCCAATTAAGTTACCTCATATTAATGACTCTGATAAGGATTTTAAAATTGAGGGTAAAGGTATTAGGTTTGGATTATCTGCAATTAAATATATTTCTAATACAATTGCCGATAGATATATTGCTGCACGTCCGTTTAAATCTTATAAAGAATTAGAAGAGTTTACCTTTACAAAAGGCAATGGTGTAAATAGTAGAGCCCTAAATGCTTTGCGTTTAGTCGGTGCAGCAACATTTTCTGATAACCCAAGAAATGATGAAGAGATTAAAAATAATCTTTATGAGTTTTTAAATCTTCCAGAATTTAATATTACCATTCCATCTCACTATCATGCATTTATTAATGAAGTTTGTGATTTTGAAGAAAAAGGTTCTTTTATTTTAATGGGTATGGTTAAGTCTATTAAAAGAGGTAAGGGTTGGTCTAGAGTAGAAATATTAGATAAAACTGGATCTATTGGAATTTTTGACGATGAACAAACAACTATTGAAAGCGGTAAAACTTATTTATTATTAGCATCTGATAATAGAATTGTTACTGCTGTTCCAGTAGAAGAATTAAGATTATCTACAAATCCATTAGTTAAATTTTTAAATTATAAAATGTTGCCATATGCTGATGAACAATACTATGTTATTTCTTTTAAACCAAGGACAACTAAAGCAGGTAAAAAGATGGCACTACTAACTCTTGCAGATAGTAATAGAGATTTGCATCCAATTACAGTATTTCCAACTGCTTTCGCAAAAGCATACATGCATATTAAAGAAGGAAATCATTATAAATTTACTTTTGGAGAAACAAAAGATGGAACTAAAATAATGGAGGATATAATAAATGACAGTAACAATTGATGATGTATTATCACAACTAGATCCAAGAATTCGTAAAAAATTAGCAAATGGTGTTGGAATTAATGTTGAATATCAACAGACACCAAGCCATGGATTAAATAAGGCATTAAATGGTGGGTTGCCATATGGTAGACAAGTATTGATTTGGGGAAGTAAATCAAGTGCAAAATCTTCTTTATGTTTACAAACAATAGCCTTAGCACAGCAAGAAGGTAAAGTATGTGCCTGGATAGATGCAGAAATGTCGTACTCAGAAGAGTGGGCTAGATCTCTTGGAGTAGATCCAGAAAAACTTATTTATTCTGAAGCAAGAACTATTAATGATATGGTTGATGTTGCAACAAATTTGATGCAAGCGGGTGTTGATTTAATTGTTGTTGATAGTATTACTTCTTTGCTACCAGCAATATATTTTGAAAAAGATTCGGATGAATTAAAACAATTAGAAAATACAAAACAGATAGGTGCAGAGTCTAGAGATTTTAGTAATGCTTGGAAAATGTTAAATTATGCAAATAATAAAGTTAAGCCTACTTTGTTGATTCTTATTTCACAATCTAGAAATAATATTAATGCAATGTATACTAGTCAACAACCATCTGGAGGTCAGGCAACTAAGTTTTATTCTTCAACAGTAATAAAGTTATTTTCTTCAGAGTCTGACAATCAAGCAATTAAGGGGAAGATTTCTGTTGGAGACAAACTAATTGAAGAAAAGATTGGTAGAAAAGTTAGATGGGAATTGCAATTTTCTAAAACCTCTCCAGCATTTCAATCTGGAGAATACGATTTTTATTTTAGAGGAGACACATTGGGCATAGATGCTGTAGCAGATTTAGTAGACACTGCAGAGTTAATGGGGATTGTATCTAGAACTGGAGCCTGGTATATTCTTCCCGATGGCAATAAAATTCAGGGCAGGGACGGATTTATTTCTAAGGTAAGAGAAGACAAAGAACTATATACACAGATAATAAGCAAGGTTAAAGAACTTGGATAAAAAGTTCTCAGTGTACCCTGGTAAGTTTCCATGCCACACCTGCAAGGAAGAGGTGGGATCAATCAGAGTTTGGCTAGAGACAACAGATGTTACTTGGATGTGTAGTAAAAAACATATTTCTAAGGTTAGATTGGTCCCAGATAAAAAGTATTATTCGAAAAAAAATAAAAAGGATAATGGTGTATAATTAAAATATGATAACTGAATTTAAAAATCAAATCTATAAAAATATATTTTCTGATCAAGATATCTCTGATATTTATAATGTAATTAATAATGCTAAGGAAGAGTCAACTTTTGTTGTAAAACAATATAGACAAAAGGCTTATTTTGTTGATTTACCAAATCATATTGTTGAAAAAATTATTAGTTTTGTTAAAAATATTTATCCATATGAATTAAACTTAAAAGAAATATCTTTTGCAACATATAAAAAAATTGATGGAGTTGATCCAATACTTAGCCCTCACTTTGATACAACCTTTGAAGAGCCAAGATTTACATTTGATATTCAATTAAAATCTAATATAAGTTGGCCAATTGTAGTAGAAGGTAAAGAATTTACGCTTAATGATAACGAAGCGTTAACATTTTTTGGAACAAGTCAAATACATTGGAGAACATATAGAGAATTTAAGGACACAGATTTTATAGATATGATATTTTGTCATTTTACATTAGCAGATAATAATAAAAAAATAACTATCGAAGAAACTCGAGAATTAAATAAACGACTTTTATATTTTATGGATAATTTTTATCAAAAAATAATTGAAAGACTAAAGAATGACTGAAAAATCTGAAATTAAAAGACTAAAAACTGCAAAAGCCCACAAAAATTCTGGACGTAATACTAAAAAAGGAGATGCAACTTGGGAGTCTTTTGTTGTTGATATTAAAGAAGCAAAAAAATCTTTTACTATTAATGAAAAAGTTTGGGCTAAAATTACAACAGATGCAATTAAATCTGGTATTAATAAATCTCCAGCATTGATTTTAGTGCTTGGGGATGGACCTAAAAAAACTCGTTTAGTTGTAACAGAGTTAGAAGTAATCAAAGATATGATAGGTAGGGTATAATATAAATATGGAAACAATAACAGCAGTATTGCCAAACTTTTTTACAGATAATGAAGAAAAAGTTTTGCGTAATTTAGTTGAAACAAATAGACAACTAGAGCCAAACTCTAGTAGATATGCTCCAATGATAATTGAATCAATGTCTAGAATGCAAATAGAATTTGATATGCCAAAAGATATTGAAAAAAAATTAACCGATTTAGCAAAACAATATTATAATGATCCAGATTTAATTTTAAGTCATTATCAATATTTAGATTATTATGGCAAGTATGGCAAAGGAAACTCTCCAATGTTGCCTCCGCATTTAGATACAGAAAATTATTATACTAAAATTAGCATTGACTATCAAATGAAATCTAATATTGATTGGGCAATTGTAGTAGAAGGTCAAAAATTTATTTTAAAGGATAGCGAAGTTTTAGTTTTTGAAGCAGGAGAAAGAATTCATTGGAGAGATCCTATTAAATTAAAATCAGAAGATCGTTGTGAGGTTATTGTATTTCATTTTTCAAATAAAGATGATCATCAGCCTTATGTTGAAAAACAAATGGATCAAGAAGAAAGACAAAAAATTATTGACTATCATAATAATATGCCAAGAATGCAAAAATATAGAAAAGAATTTTTTGAAGAATTAAGAATTTTAGAAAGTAAGGAATAATGGAACCAGAAAAAACTACCTTGGAGTCCGTAAATGGCTTAGTAGAAATTGCTGAGTATATGGACGATAAAGAATTAACAACTTCTTTAGAAATGATTGCTAAGTTAATAATCAAACCTGATATTCCAATTACAATAGCAACAGTTGAAATTGTTAGGCTGCAAGCAATTGCTGCTAAAATGGCATTAAAGGCAACTTGGATGGCCAATGTTGATAAAGAAAATAGAGCCAAGAAAAATATTTACTATACAGCAGCAGAATCAGTAAATAATTTGGTTTCTGCTCTTAAGTATATAACTCGCTGATTTCTGCTATACTTATACAAACAAAGGAATATAATGACAAGCAATTTATTAAAACAAGTTATGATAAAAAAGCCAGAATTGGCAAAGCAAGAGCCATTTTTAAATGCACGAGATTTAATTGAAAAAATAGAATCTGGGTATACTGTAAATAATTTACCAAAACATACTCAGAAAAAAACATTTGCTCCATCTACTATTGCATATAATCATGGAGAATGTCCAAGATATTGGTATTTGGCTTTTAATGGTGTTGAGTTTGAAGACAATTCAGATTCAAAAGGTGTTGCTAATAGAACAAACGGAAGTCACTCTCATTCAAGAATTCAAGAGGCAATGATGAATTCTGGCACTGTTCATATCTTTAAAGATGAAAATAATCAACCCACAACTGAATTTAAAATTATGAATCAAGACCCATCGATATATGGGTACGGAGACGTAATGATTAAATGGAATGGAGAAGATATCCTTGGAGAAATTAAAACAGTTCCTCACGATGGTTTTGAATATAGAAAAAATACTGGTAAGGCAAAGAAAGCGCATTTAATTCAACTATTAATATATATGAAAGTTTTAGGAAAAAAGAAGGCAGTTTTAATTTATGAAAATAAGAATAATCATGAATTATTAATCATTCCAGTTGAAGTAAATGATGTTTATAGAAAATGGGTAGAAGATGCATTTGAATGGATGCGTACAGTAAAGCAGGCGTGGAAAGATAAAACTATTCCACAAAAAAATTACAGATCAAATTCAAAGATTTGTAAAAACTGTCCAATTCAAAAAGCATGCAGTAATGCCGAGGTGGGTACCATAAAGATACCGTCTCTGGAGGAATTGAGTGAAACCATGTAGTTGGTGTGACAATAGATTTAAACCTAATGTTTCTTATCAAATATATTGTAGCGCTCATTGCAGATCTGAGGCAACTAAAGAAAAAATTGTTCTTAGATATGAAATGGCAAAGCGCAAAAAAAGAAAAAGCAAAAATAGAAAATGTGCAGCAGGTTGTGGTACAACTTTATCAATTTATAACGATGATCAAATTTGTTATGATTGCTCAATCAATCCAAAAGAAGTAAACAAAGTTTTAAAAAAAATTAAAGGAATGTCTAAGTGATTGTAAAAATATTAAAAGGATTATCGCCAAAAACTATTTGTTCAATAGACGCTAGCACCAATAGTTTGGCTTTTGCTATTTTTACAGATAAAAAATTAATGGTTAATGGAAAAATTAAATTTGATGGAAATACAATATATCAAAAAGTAGGTGATGCTTATGCAAAAACACGAGCATTATTTAACATGTATAGTATTGATGGTGTAGTCATTGAGCATACAATATTTATTAATAGTCCAAAAACTGCTGCAGACTTAGCGCTAGTTCAAGGAGCAATTCTTTCAGCATTATGGGAAAGCGGGGTATCTGAAATAGGATCCGTGTCACCCATAACGTGGCAATCATATATTGGAAATAAAAAGCCAACAAAAGAAGATCGTATAGCGTTAAAGGCTCAACATCCAGATAAATCCGATTCTTGGCTAAAAAATTATGAACGTAGTCTACGTAAAGAAAAAACTATAAGGTTTGTTAATATTAATTATGACAGAGAGATATCAGATAATGATGTTGCAGACGCTGTAGCAATAGGTCATTGGGCACTAGATAACTGGGGAAAGTTGACAAAATAAATGATGGCTGGTAAACTATATACAAGCGAGGCTTGGCTCCGTAAAAGGTTTGTTATGGATAAAAAGTCTCCACAAGATATTGCTAAGGAGTGTGGAACTAGTGTTGAAACTATTTACGTATACCTGGCAAAATTTGGATTAAGGAAGTCAAAAAGATGAGACCAGTTCCAGTATATAAAGATATGAATCGCTTTGAGTATGATGATTTATATATGCATTCATTATCTGCTCCATCTGGCAATGCAATATTAATGAACTGTATGGGGATTGCACAAATGTTAATTGAAAAAAATATTTCATATGGAGATTCCGCATTAGATCCAGTAAGAATTTTTAGTAAGGCTAATCCAATAGAGCAGTTACACGTAAGGATAGATGACAAGTTAAGTCGTCTAATGAAAGGAACTGAACATGTTGGAGATAACGATATTGATGATTTAATTGGATATTTAATTTTATTAAAGGTAGCAAAAGAAAAAAATGACAACTGAAACAGATATTGTAGAACATTTAGATGAAGTCAATAAAGTTGTTGAGCATTATTTAAAAGGTAATGATGCAACTAAAATCTCTAAAGATTTATCAATTCCAAGGACTCGTGTTGTTGCATTAATAAATGAATGGAAAGTCATGGCTTCTGCTAATGATGCAATTCGTGCTAGAGCAAAAGAAGCATTGGCATCAATGGATGCACATTATGGAAAGTTAATTTCTAAAGCATATGAGGTAATTGACGAAGCAACATTAAACAATAATCTTAGTGCAAAAACTCAAGGAATTAAATTAGTTGTTGATATTGAAAAGGCTAGAATTGAAATGTTACAAAAGGCTGGATTGTTAGAAAATAAAGAACTTGCTGAAGAAATGGTAGAAATAGAAAAACGTCAAGAAGTTTTAATGGAAATACTAAAAGATATTGCAAGTGAGCATCCAGAAGTAAGAGATAAAATTATGAAAAGATTATCTGATATTGCCAAGGAAAATGAGGTAATAACTATTGTCCACGATGTTCAATGATTTTCTTGAAGCATTACAGGATAATCCTTTTGAAGAAAATCCTGTAGATACAAAAACATTTGTTGAATCAGCAGACTATTTAGGTCAGCCTGGCTTGTCAGAAATACAGTATGACATTGTTGAGGCTATGAGCCAGGTATATAAAAAAGAAGATTTACAAAGATTAATGGGAGAACAAGAAGGAGCAAGATATTATGAAAAATACACGAAAAACGAAATCATCTTACAGTTGGGCAAAGGCTCTGGTAAAGATTTCACCTCTACTGTTGCTTGTGCTTATATTGTATATAAGTTATTATGTCTCAAAGACCCTGCAAGATATTTCGGAAAACCAAGTGGAGATGCAATAGATTTAATTAACGTTGCTATTAACGCACAACAAGCAAAAAATGTTTTCTTTAAAGGATTTAAAACTAAAATCGAAAAATCCCCTTGGTTTGCTGGTAAGTATAATGCAAAAGTAGATTCTATTGAGTTTGATAAATCTATTACTGTTTACTCAGGACATTCAGAAAGAGAGTCTCATGAGGGTTTAAATATTATGTTGGCAGTATTAGATGAGATATCTGGTTTTGCAACAGAAGTAGGTACTGGAAATGATCAAGGAAAAACTGCAGATAATATTTATAAAGCATTTCGTGGAACAGTTGATTCTCGTTTTCCAGATTTAGGTAAAGTTGTTTTATTGTCATTTCCACGTTTTCCAGGAGATTTTATTTCACAACACTATGAAGATGTTATTGCTGATAAAGAAGTTATATCTAAAAAACATACCTTTGTTATCAATCCTCTATTAGATAGTGAAGACAAAGATAATCAATTTAGTATTGAGTGGGATGAAGACCATATTAAATCTTATAAATATCCAGGAGTGTTTGCTTTAAAACGTTGTACTTGGGATGTAAATCCTACTAGAAAAATTGATGATTTTAAGGTTGCTTTTATGAATGATCTTGGCGATGCAATGATGCGATTTGCTTGTGTTCCAACCTTTTCTTCTGACGCCTTTTTTAAACAATCAGAAAAAGTTAGATCATGCATGACATTAAGAAATCCAATAGATCAATTTAAAAGATTTGATGAATCATTTAAACCAGATCCAGAAAAAATTTATTTTGTTCACGCAGACTTGGCTCAAAAACATGACAAATGTGCAGTTGCTATTGCTCATGTTGATAAGTGGGTAAATGTACAAGTAATTAAAGATTATGAGCAAATATCTCCAGTTGTTGTTGTAGACGCAGTTGCTTGGTGGGAACCAAAAGTAGAAGGTCCAGTAAACCTATCTGAAGTAAAACAATGGATTCAAAATTTAAGAAGAGTTGGTTTTAATATAGGTTTAGTTTCTTTTGATAGATGGCAATCATTTGATATTCAAAATGAGTTGCAGGCTGTTGGAATAAAAACAGAAACAGTTTCAGTAGCAAAAAAACATTATGAAGATATGGCTATGCTTGTCTATGAAGAGAGGCTAGCAATGCCAGCGGTAGAGTTATTGTTTGAAGAATTAACAGAATTAAAAATTATGAAAAATGATAGAGTTGACCATCCACGAAAAAAATCTAAAGACTTAGCAGATGCCGTGTGTGGTGCAGTTTTTGGGGCAATATCACATACTCCAAAAGACAAAAACCTTGAAGTTGAGGTTCATACCTTTAGAGATAGACCTAAAGATTTTGACAAACTTCCTGACAACGTGATACAATATAAACCTATCCCAGATGATGTAAAAGATTATCTAGATAGATTTAATCTAATATAAAAGAAAATAGGAGAAAAATGAATTCATTAAAGAAAATCGCACTTGTTACCGCTGCAGCGATGGCAAGCACATTCTTTGTTGCAATTCCACAGGCTTCTGCAGCAATTAGTGGCGGATACGAACTATCTGCTTCTCTTGCTAATGGTGCTCGTGGTGTAACAGTATTATCATCTGATGCTGACAAAGCAGAGGCTGGTGTTAATTCAGTTATTGCATTAACAACATCTGATACTCTTGCTTCAACAGCAGATGATTATGTATCGTTAGAGATTGCTGGACCTGCTATCTTTGGTGCTTATACAGCAGCAAGTAGCAATGCAGCAACACTAGCACTTACCAATCTTGGTAAGACATTTACATTTACCGCAGCAACATCAACTGCAGTAAATTTACCTTCACCAGTATTGGTTAACGTTACTGGAGCAGGTACAGTTACAATTACGCAAAAGAAAAAGGTTGGATCAACCATTTCTGTAATTGATATCAAAACAATTTATGCAGGAACAACTGCTAAGACAGATATTTTTTCTGTAGCAGACTCTTTGGGTCGTGTACAAGATGACGCAACTCAAGGAACTTTAACATCATCAGCAGATGTTGCTAACTCAACAACTGTTGTTAATGGTGGCACAGGATATGTAAATGTTTTGGCACGAGATGGTTGGGCACAAACTATGGCAACAAACGGCGTATTGCAAGCAAATGCAACTAACGGCGCAATTGTTGCATGGGATGCAGCCCCATCAGTTCAGGCTTCATTTGCTGTAAAGACAGGAACTGGTGGAGTTCTTCAAATTAAGCAGGGTACTGCTAATGAAAACAAGCCAGTAACTACAACCATTACAGTTTCATATAATGGAGTTACTTTTGCTACAAAGACAATTACTTTCACAGGTCGTGCAGCATCAATTGCCGTAACAGGTGTTGACATTGCACAAGCAGGTGGAGCACGTACAGGAACCTATGACTTTGTTGTTAAAGATTCTGCTGGTAATCAGTTATCTGGAATTACTCCAACTGCTGATACAACCAAGTACACATCACAAGTTACAGCAGTTTCAGTTGGTGGAGCATCTTCATCTACTGCAGTTGCAACTGGTGGCTGGACATGTGCTTCAACTTCAGGATCTGCAACTGTACGTTTACAATACACACACACAGATGCAACAGTAATCTACTCAAATGATTTTGTTGCAGCATGTGCTAGTGGTGTAAATAAGTACACAGCAACCCTTGACAAGAAAGAATATAAAGCAGGAGAAATTGCAACCCTAACAATTTCAGCAACAGATGTAAATGGTGCTAAGGTTCACGGTGGAGCAACTCTCGGTGCTGGCGTAGCAATTTCAGGTGGTCAATTAACACCAGTTACTGCACCAACATCTTCAGATGTATTTGATACAGCAGGAACAAGAGCAATTAAGTTTACTGTTGGAAATACAACTGGTTCCTTTAACATGATCGTAGATCTTCCAGCATACGTATCGACAGATTCTGCAAAGACTGTTGCATACTCAATTGTTGATGCATCTGGATCTGTTACAAATGCTGAAATTTTAAAGTCAATCGTTGCACTTATTGCAACAATTAACAAACAAATTGCAGCATTACAGAAGTTAATTCTTTCAAGAAGATAATTTCTTTTTAAAATTAGAGGGTAGATTAATTTCTACCCTCTTTTTTTATTTAATAATTAAATAAAAATGTTATAATAGTCCTATAATGAAGAGAGGATCATTTAAAAAACGTTTATTTTTGTCTATTTCTGGAGCCATATTGGTTACAGTTTTATCTTTATTTATATCGTCAGATAGGGTGCATGCGACAGAAGGTAGTTCTTCAGAACAGGTAATAGTAAGTCCAGCCCAACAAGCAGTTAATACAGCCCTTTCTACGGCTAATACAGAGGTCCAGGAGGCTATTACAGCCACAAACAATGCCTTGGTAGAGGTAACACAAGCACAAACCGAATATTCCCAAGCCCAAGGTGTTACGGCAGAAGTAGCCACAAAAATATCTCTGGCTAATACAGAAGTAAATAATGTTCAAACCGCTATTAATACTATTAGCAGTGTTGATTTATCTGTTACCCCAATAGATCAAAGTTCTCAGGTAGTTCAAGATGCAAAGGCTACAGTAACTACTGCAACTACCGCCATAAATAATATAACAACACAAATAGCAGAGGCTCAGACAGCAATATCTGAAGCCGTAGTTGCAAAAACAGAAGCGTCTACAGCACAAGCAACTGCACAAACAGAATTAACACAGGCAAACCTTGCTATTGATGCTGCTCAAACAGCAGTCAATAATTTACAAGCCACTATTGGAACAACTGTTAACGTTTTGGCTGGAGTAGACGATGCTGGTGTTCAAATGAATCTTCCATTCGGCATGCAAATGGGAGGAACTGTTTACAACAATGTGTTTGTTGGATCAAATGCAACAATAACATTTGGAAATAATGAGGGTCATGTATATTGGGATACACCAGGAGCACCTTCTATATCTATTGCTGGCTGGGACTGGACTACTTGGAGCACAGGAACTGGAATTACATATTCAACTACTGGAACAAGCCTAGATGTTGCTTGGGACTTAAGGCCTTTCCCGCAACAAGATGCTTCTACACAAATGGTTCAAATTAGATTTAATGCTGATGTTAATCCAAATGACGGTGCATGGATGGCAAACGTAACCGCAGTTGGACCAATACCAGGCGGAGCAAGATTTAATTATAGAGAAACAACAAATGGCGCTATTACACCAATTACAGATACAAATTCTGGTACTGGATTTGCTGGACAAATAAGTCAAGGCTCCGCATTTACTCCATATGTAGATCCAAATACTTCAACAATTCAGGCAGCAGTAGACTCAGCAAATGCAACAATTACTCAACTAAATCAAAGCCTTTCTCCAGTTGTTGCACAAAATACAACAAACACTTCTAATATAAATGCAATCAACACAACATCTTTAACCAATACCGTAAACTCAGCGGTATCAACAAAGACTTCTTTGCAATCAACATTAAACACTAAAGCAGGTCAATTAACATCTGCCATCAATAATAACATTCCTACTCCCGCTCCAGTACTTGCGGAACCAATTATTGCTGGTACTACTGTAACAATTACACCTGAGTTACCAGCAGGATACACAGCAAACACTTGGTTTTATCAAGTAGTAACAGATGATCCAGATGCAGAAAACCCATATGAAGGTGGAACATATAATACAGATGGTGCGCCAGAGTCTATTCAATTAACTGGTTTGACAGAGGGTGCTACTTATACTATTAGAGTTGCTAACTGGTCTGGACCTGTAAGTCAATATACTGAGACTGTTATTTCTATACCCGCACAACAAAGTTCAAATATAACTACTGGTGGAGGTTCTGCTCCTTCTTATGACCCTGTTGATAACAACGAACAAACTCAACCAGACGAGACCACTCCAGATGAAGGGGATAGTACAGAGCCAGAGCCATCTCCTGATGAGAATAATGAATCTTCTGAAGGTGATGAATCTCAAGATACGGATACACCTGAATCTGATGACTCTTCATCCAACGACGAACAAGATAATACTCCTGAAGAAAATGAGGGTACTGATGAAGAAGAGTCACAAGATAATGATACCCTATCAGTAGAAGAAATACAGGAAGCAGTTAGCGAATTAATTGAAGATGGAAATATAACTGCTGCAGATGCTGAAGCAGTTCTTGATGCGCTATCTGCAGATGGAGAAATTACTACTAATGAAGTAGTTAATTTATCAGAAGTTTTATCTGAAGATGGTGTACTTACTTCAGCAGAAAAAGATTTAGTTGCAGATGCTTTAGTTGAGTCTACTGATGGTGCTCCAGTTGCAGCGTCAGACATAGCAGCAGCGGGACTTGAATATCGTGATCTTCCACCACAAATACCAGTAGAAGTTAGAGAAGATGCTAATGGCAATCCTGTAGTTATTACAGCAGAGGTTGCTTCAGCGTTATTAACATTAGAATCACCTGCTGCATTAGCAGGAGCCATAATTGGATGCTTTAATCCAGATGAGGCTATTGAAGGTTTGACAGAAGAGCAAAAATGTGAAGTATTTAAGGCACTTGCAAATATAGGTGCTGATATGTCACCACAAGAAAGGCAAGACGCCAAGGAAGTTCTTGTAGCAGCCATTTTGGTTGGACAAGTAATTCTTGGTAGTTCAATAATAAGAATAAGGGGGTAAAATAAGCACATGGCATGGATTAAGAAGAGGATAATGGCTATTTTAAGTGAAAACTTTACATTTCTTGGATTTTTCGTAGCATGGGTTGTTCTTGAAGGCAGCGCAAAAACGGTAGTCGGATATGTAACCCTAGCCTCAGTAGCCTTATGGTTTTTGACTATAGGTATTAGAGAAAAAGCAGAAAAAGAAGAATAAATAATATTTTCTTAAAATATAGTATAATGGGGATATGAAAAAATTGACATCCCTCTTACTTTGCGGTATACTTGTAGTAGGCCTTTCAGGATGCTCAAGTCGATATAGATATGAATGTCAAGACCCAGAGAATTGGAAGGAAGCAAGGTGCAACCCACCAGCATGTGAATCATCTGGTACATGCACAAAAGACTTAGTAAGGGAAACTGAAAATGGCTAAACGAAGAACACAAGCAGAACTAGATGGTTTACTTAAATTTCTTTTAGGTCTTACTCTAGGATCAATATTATTTTTTACAACAATGGGTATTTTATATGCCTTGATTTTTGTTGAACAACCATTAACTGGACAATCAGAAAACGATAAAATGTTTTTTAATGTTCTTGGTAGCGTTGCAACATTTATTACAGGAACGCTGGCTGGTATTTTAATTGGTCAATCAGGCGCTAAAGACGTAATGGAAGCACAATTAGCAAATAAAGAAATGGATGCTAAAAATACTCAAGCAGATAAAAAGTTAGAAGCAGAAATTGATGAAGCAAAAGCACGTAGGCTAGCAAAGCCAGATGGCGCAATGCCAGAAGAACAACCAGTAGATACTGATTGGGATAAATAAAATGGCAGAGCAGGGTACAGCAGAAAGATTTGTTGAAGTAGCCAAAGGTGAAATCGGAACTATTGAAGGTCCAAAAGATAACGAAACAAAATATGGTGCTTTTACAAAAGCAAATTTTCAACCTTGGTGTGGATCGTTTGTGATGTGGTGCGCTAACGAAGCAGGAGTCAAAGTTCCAAACACTGTCTACACCCCAAGTGGAGCAGCAGCCTTTAAGAAAAAGAATTCATGGATTGATGGTGATGTCGCTGATCCTGAGCCAGGAGATGTTGCTTATTTTGATTTCCCCTCAGATGGCGTTGATCGTATATCTCATGTCGGAATTGTCATTAAAGATAATGAAGATGGCACAGTTTGGTGCATTGAGGGTAACACTTCTAGTGATGCAAAAGGAAGTCAAAGAAATGGTGGAGAGGTTTGTAAAAAACTTCGTGCCTATAAGAAAAATAAGAAAAATATTATGGTTTCAATTGTAGGATTTGGTAGACCTAAGTTTGGTTCTTCGCCAAAATCATCACCATCTACTTCATCAAAATCTTCCAAAGTAGATCCAAGTATTCAGGCTGCTATTGATCTTTTAAAGTCTAAAGGCTATAAAGTTACTAAATAGTTTTATATTGCTATAGGAAGGTTATACAATGACATGTATTGCTGTTGTTAAACAGGATGGCAGAATTTTTATGGCAGGAGATCGTGGTGCTTCTGATGAAGATAATATAATGTCTATTGTTGCTCCTAAGGTTTGGAAAACAGGTCCATATCTTTTTGGTTATGCTGGAACAATGGATGGTGAAAGAATAAGACATAACTTTAAGCCACCAATGCCAGAAGGAAATTTAGATAAATTTATGTATACTAAATTTATTAAATCTCTTAGAACAT